TTTGTTCATCTTCCTTGTTGGTTTTCTTTCAAACCTACCAACCATTAGAGCCTTCCACTCTACCAATGCTATGAACGTTCTGCGTCTGCCATTTCGCCATATCCCCGTTTGCCCTATTCTCACGAACCGGGCCCCATAAAAACTAAGCAAAAATTAAAAATTAAACTTATATTAATAGCAATCTACTTTCTGTCTAAAACCTCGCTATCTTCACAGACCGCAAGGCTGAATATATATGAAATAACCAATAAATACCGCCAGTTTCCGCACCTGTGACCATAAAGGACGTACCCAGGCCGACACAACGGCTTAAATGAAAAACTCATCTCATATTCTTCATTGAATCCACCTTCTGCGTCAGAATGTAGTTGGTGTGATTCAGAAAGTCGCGTTCCGACCTTGCCTCTCCAATTTTCCAATAACTGAATACGATCGTAAAAGCGATTATTATCATCATATAAACATAGGGGAAGTGATGTACGCTTTCGTTGATTTTGTGCATCAATATCCCAGTTCCCTTTGACATTAACGAGAAACCCTCGTTCCATGAAGGCTCTCCACTGATTCCGATTTTATCATCCATAGTTTTTTTATTTTTAGATATCTATTTCCTCTATTACGAACTCGACTCTTGGATTCACCTTGTCGATGAGTTTCCTTGCGTGTATCTCAGCACACTGTCTGTCGTTCTTGATTGCACCGCATGACTGCAAGCAGTCGAAGAATATCTTGAAACTTCCGTCAAGGTCCTTTCTGTTGCTCCCGAAGAACACGTCTATGTCAATCTTGAACATCTTGCCTATGTTCATTCCCCGCAACTTGCATTGAAGATAGAACTTGTTCTCGTATGCGACCAAATTTGCGTGCTTGGCCAGTTGTCCGTGTCCGTTAATGGTCACAATCTTATATCCGTTAGACTTGGAAGGTATGTCACCGTATATTATTTGTTTCTGATATATCATGCCATCCGTTTTAATGTATAACCAGAACCGTATTTCCGTCTTTCCATAATTCGTCGATGACTTTTGCAAACGACAAGAAAAACGAACCTTTGTCTTTGCTTGGTCCGAACTTGGTAAATATGTTGTCAATCTCCTTACGTGAGAATATGGCGTTGTAAGGGTTCCTTGAATGAAGGTAGTCCTCCAGTTCCTCTTTTCTGTCGAATATCGAGAACGGCCAATACCCTCCGCTTTCCTCTGCGACCGAAGACTCATACGATACACATCCCTGCGGGGTGAGCGTAACCTTTTTTGGGAGCGAGGAAATCAATTCGCGCGGAATCTCAATTCTCTCGTCGTCGAATAGCATCTTGTTGTCTATGTTGTGAAGTGTAAAATACATTTATATTATCTGTTTATCCAAATTAATTTCAAGTCCTTTATTGGCCACGAATGTGGGCACTCCGAATGTCCGTACTATTCTGTCACGGAACATATTCGAGTTGCTGTTTGCAGCTGATAAATGGATTAATATGATGTTGCCGGCTTCTTCGGCATGGCAGCGTTTGAGAGTTAATATGCAATTCCCTATCGAGAGATGCGATGTCATAAGCCTGTTTCCCAAAGCTGGGTTCACGATACCGTTCTCCATATTCCTTTGCAGTATATCATCGTCATAGTTCGCCTCAATCATATAGTTCTTTATTCCCTTGAATGTCTTTGGGACTGTGTATGTGTCAGTGGCGAACATCAACGGCCCCATGTCGTCGTGGAATATTAAAAAACCGAAACAGGGAGCATCGTGTTCGACCAAGAACGGCATTACCTTGAACGGCCCTACCTTATATAGTCTGTCCTGCTTTGTCGCGGCTTTGTATCTTTTTGCATCAGGGCCTACGGACTCGATAACGTCATAGTTGCATACAAGCGTTCCATTGATGCGCCGCATGAAATCCTTGATGTATTTGGCATGGTCCGAATGTCTGTGCGATACGCACAATCCGACTATTCCGCCAACGTTGTAGTCGATGGCTTTCTCAAGCTCTCTGAACGGGCATCCCGACTCAAGGAGAAGAATATTCGAATCATTGTCAATCAGCGCATAGCTGTTTCCAGATGAAGAAGAACCAATAATTTTCAGTGTCATATTAAAAGTGACGAGCTTCCATCGTCCCCGTCGTGTGGCTACGACTTTTAATCGGAATATTTATACTAAATCGGGCAATCGTCTTTTTTGTCTTCTGCTTTCTTGATCTCCCCAGTGGTTGTGTCAACGACCTCAACGGCATCTGCTTCCACTACTTTTGCAGTATCAACCTCTTCCTTTTCGGCCATGTTTGCGGCATTTCTCTCTTCCATGGCATCGCTTTCGTTTTCATTTTTAAAAGCCATTGCCATATCAGTACTTACATATCCGTAAGTTCCGATAAGCTGTCTTAAAACAGTCTTCCTAGCCATTTCTGTATATGTCCCTAACCATCCAACGACACCTGCTACAGGGCCCTTTATGGCTTGTTCCTGACAAAGTTCAAGAAGTCTTTTCTCGGTTACATCCTCATTGTATTTTAAGGATGGTGAATACGTTTTGGCGTAGTGAGCCATTTCTTCTGTGGTCATGTAGAAAGTCTTACAGAATCCATTAAGAAGTTCAATATACGCAAAGAATCCGACAACCTTATCGCTTGTCTTTACACCGTGTAGATCAATGGCTCCAGTTAGTTTATCTCTAGATTTAAGTTCTCCTTCGTAAACTACATCTGCATTTATATAACGATACTGACCGGTACGTAATGCAAGCTGTATTAAACCTTTGTAACCAATTATAAACTGAGGGACCGGAACTCCCTTTTTCTTAAATGTAATGATGTAAGCCAATCCTAGCTGCTTATTAAGTGGAAGATTTAGCGTGGCCGCTTTCATCGCCTCCTGAATCAAAGCGTTCGGGTCGCATCCTTGCAGAGACTTTTCCTGTGTAACAAGTTCTATAAGGCTTGTAGCGAAAGTGCCCGCATTTTTACCTAGGACGTTTTTGAGCTGGTCCTGTACATAGTTCCCCTTTACTAACTGGGAAACCTTTAAGATAGACTGCTGTGCAACAGTCAGACTTGTATTTGCCATATAATTTTATTTATTTAATGATGATATTTTCGTCTTCGCTCACGAACAGTCTGATCTGCTGGCTTTTCGTGTCAATCAGCTTGTTGACGGACTCCGAATTATCCGTAACGATAGGGGCGTAAGCATCGTAATATCTACATAGCGTGTTGATGATGTCGAGTGATGCGTTTACCCTTGCGCCTTGGTTCAGTCCGTCATGCAGCGCAATTCCTCCCACATAGCACTCGCAATAGGGCGAAACGTTCCCATTGTTGTCCTCTTTGCTCATCTTCCATGTTACATAAGAAAAATGCCTATTAACGCTTTGCTCGACCATATTGTTGAATCTGGTCTGATAGGACAGTGCGACATCCTCTTCCTTTTCAAGCATAGAAAGCTGCTTTGATAGCTCGGACTGCTTGTCTTCAAGCTCTTTGATGTTCTTTTTTACCTTATCGTAAGCCTCGCTCTTAATTAGGTTGGCGTTCAGAATATCAAGTTCTGACTGCAACTGCCCCATCTTCGACATGAGGTCTTCAAGCTGCTTATTCCTTACTTCACCGTCTTCGGTACTTTCAACAGTTGTGTTTTCCAACCGTGCAAGTTCGTCTTCAACGGAAGAGTAATTGGGATAATGCTCAGTTTTGACTTCATCCAGCGTGGGGGCCTTCTTCGATTTGTAGTCCTCGTAGTCCTTGTTGGACTGGATGAGGGCTTTGTCGGCATCCTTGTATTGGTTTTGCAGATCGTTTTCCCTTTTCTTTAGCCCGTCAATCTCGGTTGATAGGGATTTCTGCTCCGCCTTCACCTTTTCAGCCTTTGCGCGAAGCTCGGAAAACTTCTTCTCTTTCCTTTCGTTGAACTCGTTGCGCATACGCTCGATATTGTCGTGAGCGACATCTTCCGGGAGTTGCTGCCCGCATGTTGGGCATATCGTGGCATCGTCGGATATGGAGAAAGACTCTAAATTGTTCTTCCACTCCTTGCGTATCTCCTGTACCTCGGCGTCTATATCTTTCAGACGCTTGTTTTTTGCCTCGATATTGATAAGGGACTGCTCGTCTTTGATGTCCTGGCATTTCTGCCTGTTCATAGAAACGACACTCTTCAAAGCATACAGTTTGTCTTCACGCTCCTTTATCTCCTTGTCGTAAAGGTTCTTAGCCCCGATATCCATCTGATTGATGCGGTTCTTCGCAATTTCAATCTTATGTTTCAGTTCCTTCATTGCGGGACTTTCCGTCACGGGCTTTGTCTGCAATTCGGAAATGTCCGTTTTCAGCTTTGCAATCTTTTCCTGATGGTCAGTTATGTCGGCTTCCGTCTTCTCCTTGTTGAAGTATTCGCCGATGTTCTTGTTCTGTTCCTCTATACGGACGGGAATGAGTTCAAGCTCCTTTTTGATGTCACGGCACATATAAGACTTATGCTTGATATATTCCTCTAGACTTTCGCCTTCAAGCTCTTTTAGCAATGCCTCGTATTTCGGATCGGATTTCAACGAACCGTCTTCAATGCCTCCAGTTATATCCATAAGCATACGTCGCTGTTCGCTCCAATGGCGACCGACAAAATCGTTCGGGTTTGTTATGGCCCGAAACACATCGTCTGGAATCAGGCTGCTTATATATGCCGCAAAGTCGTTAACAGTCTTCTTTTCTCCGTCAACATACGTTACTGTGGTATTGCTTGTCAGATATTCCTCCTCAGCTCCTCTCGGTCTCATCCATTTCTCATGGAGTTCACGTTTAAGCGTGTGGCGCTTTCCGTCAATCTCCACATCCAAAGTGACGGTGGGGGAGATATGGTGTTTTTCCTCTCCGTTTACTACGGGCTTAATCTGATACTGCGTCTTACCGTCGCTGTTCTTTCCAAACAGGCACCAGCTTATAGCATCGGATATGGTAGTCTTTCCACTACCATTACGTCCTCTGATTTCAGTTACACCGTCGTGAAACGGAACTTCCTTGTGCTCGAACTTCTTGAAATTGTCAAGCGTCAGCTTTATGTACTTTATTTCCATATTATTTTTATTCGTCTACATCAATTACGTCAATCATCCATGCTGCAACCGATAGGTTGACAGTAGCTATTATAATAGGTATAACCATATTGGAACATACAGTGACAATGAATATCGAGAAACTTGTTCCGAAATATAGTAACACGGCTTTCTGCTTTCTGTTCAGACCCTTGTAAAAGCTAAGAAGCAATATTTTCTTCAACTGCTCTATCATATCTGTTATAGTTAAGTTTAGCCTCCAGCTCGTTAGCCTTTTCGACGAACTCAGCCAGAACACCTTCCAAATCATAAACCTGATGATGGTTCTGTATCATGTGGATGACATTCTTTCTGGAATACATCCCCGAATCCCCAGGCTTGTAAACGAGAGCTTGGTTCCCTATCTTCACGGAAACGAAATCTTCCTCTACCGTGATCTCAGCATCGTATCGAACGGTTGTGGCTTCGGATGCCACAAAACCAGTTCCCGACCGCATCGGCATAAGCGTGCATTTGTAAGGTGTAAACTCCTTGATGTTGGATAACAATTGCCTGCCGGCAATGACTATCTTCTTCTTGCCATCTTCGTCATAGCTTACGCCCTTCCATTTGCTTTCCACTTTTTTTACATAAGCTACGAATCTTCCGTCTGCCTGTTTGCGGAACTTTAAAATGACCTTTATAACCTTAATCGGCTTGTTTGATTTTTCCATTTTGATTTTTCTTAGATATAGTATGGCCACATGCAAAAGGTTGCCTAATTTAACTGACGTTAACCTTATGTTACAATTTTAGTGTTTTGGCATGGCAGCCGAAGCACAAACCGCCAGTGGAATTGTAAATTTTGCTTGATATCCGTTTACCGCAACGGCGGCAAAAATACACCCTCTCTGTACGCGACTTGTTGCCGATGATGGCGTTGAGGCATTGGGGGGTGATTTTATAATCTTCCTCAAGAGCGAGTTTCAATTCCTTGAACGTGTACGACTTGTTGTTCGCAACAAGGTACTTCAAACCTTTTGTCAGCTTGTCCCAGTCGTATTTCACGAGAACGTCACGGATGTACTGCGTGTTGAGCAGCTGCAACTCGTTCATCCTCCGAACCTGCGATGTGTCCAGACCATATATGTCCGAAATTTTAATGATGTCCTTTTCCCGTAACAGGAATTGGAGCTTTGGTGCTGTTAACATAAACTTTTTCCATTTTCATATATATAGTTGAAAAAGCCATGCCACGGTATCACCAATCTCCGATTCCTTTTGCTACTTTTTGTTATATTACTTCAACTACGGGTTTTTCGATAGTAGGGATGATGTCCCTCTTTTTCAGTTCCTCGTAAAGGAAGAGCCTTCCCTTCTGTCTCCATTTGGTATTCATGACGGTCTCCATGCGCCCATCGCTATGGGTGATATTGGTAGTGTCGCTGAATACATATCCGTTTTTCAGATACTTGGAATACAGAATCCACTGTCTGCCGACCTTATACTGTATGCCCATTTCGTGCAGGATGGAATTGAGCTTCTGCGCCGACATTCCGTAGTCCTGTGCAATCTGTGTGACTGTTATAAGCTCGTGGGAGGAAAGGATGGTGTCTACATAGTCAGCCTTTTCCCTCAGTTCCGTTACCTGGTTCCCTAACTCCGATATGGTTTTCGTCTGCGTGTTGATGGTGTCCTGCTGGTCTTCAATCTTCTCCGCCTGCTTGTAAGCTAGCAGCAATGCCTGCTTGTAGGTCTGCGGGATATAGAACTGCTGATTGGCAACCTTGTGGAACACCTGACGGTAGACCTCGAACACCTGCTTGTTTTTGCGGGCGACAAGGAACTCCATACATGAGACGGTGAGGTAATAGTTCAACTTGTTACTACCGCCGCCCCATTTTTGTTTCCCATCTTGCTCCGCATTTTTGCGGAGCATTTGATTATCAACTACTTGCGAGCTTTCCGTAACGTTTTCTACAACTTCATGCGCTTCCATTTCGTTTTGCTCCGCATTTTTGAGGAGCGATTGATTATCAGGCACTTGCGAATTTTCCTCATTTTTGAGGGAAATTCGATAATCAACATCTTTAATGAAGTTATCTTTCAATTCACGGACTGCATTGTCTTTTCTTGCATAGACCAGCATCCATACCTCATCAAGATTGATTGGGAACTCATTGTCCGATTTAGACAATTCTAACACTGCGTTGAAATAACGCCTGATTTCGCTCTCGCTACTTTCCTTTAATAAAATCTGATTCTCCATCTACTGAAAGTCATTTTTGATGGTTAGAAATTTGGCATTTCACTATAAAGAGTGCGGTTGCCCTACCTTTTGACTTTCACCTGACAGGCAGTGGGCGCATTGACGCTCCACAAAGGGGACAACCGCATATAGCGTTATATGAGCAAAAAAATTGCTCACTAAAATTAGCGAGCTTACCTCGCCTGTCAGTATGAAAGTCGCTGCAAATATAGCTACTCTTTCTGAAACCGCCAAATTTTTAACCAATGTTTTGATTCCGTACCGTACACTCTCTGCAACGCCGCAGAATTTGTCCGTTACTGAAATTGGGATAAAAAAAGAGGATGCACCTTGGCACCCTCTTGAAATGGTATTACTTATTGTTTACTCTGTTTCTTCCAAAAATTGATTAAGGACTTCAATGAAATGTTCCATGTCCTCCGTTCCGATGTCCGTTTCGGACTCGAAATCTCCGATGGACTCATCAAGATTATTGAACTTGTCCGTCCCTTCGTCCGTGTCAAGCAACTTGTCGTACTTGCCAGTCGGATCTTCGTCAAACTCTTCCCTCATGTCGGCGGCAATCTTCTTCGCTGCGTCAGCCACCTTCTGAATTTTCGGAATGAGAGCTTTCACTCTCGTTTTGTACTTTTTTTCTATCATAGCCAATTGATTTAAAAATACGGATCGGTACAACATCCGACCACTATTTCGATAAATATATACACTCCCAACAATTCGACGGCAATCAATATTATGCCGCATAGTTTATCAAACCAGTCACCCATAACTTTTGATTTAGATTATCAAATGCGAATTTAAATCATTTTTCGGCACGTTGCTCTGTTCGTTAACAAAGTTTATAGCCTTTTCCCTAGAATCGAACCAGTCGATGTAAATATCGCACCTGTTAGTGTGCCTATAGACACGTTCCGGCCTTTCCTTTGATTCCTTAACTCCCATCATACAAAGATTCGTCCTGTCATCATAGATGGAGGACATCACGCTGTACCATCTCTTCATTTCAATGTGTTTTGATTTTAATATTAATCCAATCTTCTCCAGTTTCATATTCTCCGTTCCAGTCCAGGAACATCAGCTTGCCACCGCAGATAATGTGCGTGGCAGTATTACAGCACTCTGCTTTGCTTCGAAGGCAGTTCAGTCTGATTGTTCTCTTACCTCCGATTATCATGGTATCAAGATAATAATATGTCACTTCCATTTTAATTTATTCAGTAATCATAATACGAATGAAAACAACTGCATTAACCAGAACTTTCTGCTATTACAGTCGTACATCAGGCACCAATATATCGAGCACCAGAAGTCTATCGTCAGCATTTTAATCCTGCTGTACTTGGCGCAGAATATCTTGTTCATAATGATACGGCACAATGCCAGTCTCGCTCTGTTTTCCGTTTTGCGAATTTCAACTTTCATAAATTTTATTTTTGAGAGTTTCTTATTATTTCGCACAGATGTTCAAACGTTCCGTTGAACAGAATGTACGCATCCTTGGTCTCTATCCGCACGTGATTGCCTCGGCATCAATATTGTAGTTATTGGGTTCGTTTCCACAATCCCTAGTCGTGACATCGAATATGCCCTGACGCTTAATGTTTTCAGGGCTACAAGGTATTTCTCCGCTTTCTCTCCGCTAAGCAATACTAACTTTTTGTTTGTTTCCATATCTCTATTTATTACCCAGTCCGTACAAAAGCAGTAACTCGTCATTCCTAATGAATGTGTAGGTAGGGGTGAACTTATTCAGAAAAGAAAATATATCATCTGTCTTTAAATAGACATATAGGTATTTGCCTTTTATATCAACACTCTCGATCGTCCCGAACATTTGGGACGAATTACAATCCTCTACCAGTCCCCATTCAAAAGGGTTCTCGCTGTTCAATGCTTTAAACAATTCGTACTCGTAATTAGTCATAATTTAATCCAGTTTAAATGAATATCTGCACCTTCCTATGATATCCACATCAATGTCCACAATGAATTTCCTGAAAAGTTCGCAGAAATAGAAATTTTTCGGATTCTCTGTTGAACAGTATGATGAAATCTTCCTTGAAAACTCCTCGCCGCTCATCGTGCCTTCTCCAGATACGATAAAGGAATATGTTGCCAAACCGTCATTGATTTTGTTCTTCAACGTCGGTTTGATACCGTTTCCAATAAGATACTTTTCAAAACTTTTATCTATCTTGCCCCAGTCAAGTATCGTAATGGAGCCTGATTCTTTGTTTTCCATATTACTTTAAATGATAAATCTTTCTAGTTTCTTTTGCTATATCCATAATCACCTTGACAATGTCCTCGTCACTGAACGATTCAGGTAAGTCGTCTCCGCTTACCACTCCGCTAAGCGGAAGGCTACCATGGCACAGCTCGAAACTCATTCGTGTTCCCTGATACTCCCATGTATTGATTTCATAGGTGTATTTGTCACCACCGACTGTTATCGTTACATACTTTCGCATAGAATTTGCATTTATTTGTTCATCATTTCTATATGAATCATATCTGCTCCTTTGGTCTTCTTGTATGAGAATCCAATCCGTCTTGCTTCTTCTTCGAAGTCTTTTAGCAATTCGGAAAGATGACTCTTTATCTTATCGTATTTAGGACAAAGCCACACTTCAAGCACCAGTAATTCCCCATTTTGATTAAGTATAGTTTTTTGTAAAAAGGGAGGTATGAAGTCTCTGTCACTCTTTATGACCTGTCCGTATTCGCTCATAACTTCATCTTCTTCACTCATAATGTTTCCATTGTCGAATATTTAATCAATCACTTTTACTGATAGGTATTTTTCATTCATATATAATCTCAAATCGGATTTGGTGTATCTGCAAGCAGATCTCCCGTACCCTTCATTGAAAATATACACTCCCCTGTCTCTCCAATTCGAAGAATGCCCTTGATAAATCCTTGTGAAATTGTCTGACAAACGAAATTTAATGCCGTTTCCTAACATTTCAAACAGTTTGTCTACAAAATCCTTTTTGTTGTATCTGACCAACTTTCCACCAGCGAATCTTATGCTATACCTTTTCATTTTATTATGTTATTTGCTTTTGTATAATTATTTATTAGCCATTGACTGTATCTTATCCTGCAATTCTTCAATCATGTCGGTGATTGCCTCGGCATCATCAACCAAAGTCCGCATCGGAGGAACGCCACGAACTTTATTTTTCTTTGCTTCCATCCACATCATCACGTGTTCTTCTTCATCGAACTTACAATCCAGCAACTCCTTGATAAAATTCTTTGTCGGCAACGTCATGATAAAATCTTCTCCATAAGGAGAAAATTTTTCAAGTTCTACGTTTTTCCCATCGTTTCTGAATGTCCAATCAAGACTTTCGATGGCATCAATATACTTTTTAGCGATTCTCATAATCTCATTCTTTAGAACACCGGATCGGTCATGCAGCTGATCACGATGTCGATGAACATATAGATTCCTAATAACTCCACACAAATCAAAATCACTCCGCAGAGTGTATCAAACCAATCTCCCATTAGGCAGCCTTTCTGTTATAAGTCACATAATGACGTTTATCCCAGTAGTTTATTATTCGCCCAGTGCATGAGCATACCTTTTTCGCTTTCATCTTTTTCTTACTATTTGTTTTAATTTAGGCTGCAAGTCCAAGCGCAGCCAACACTTGTTTCTTGTCTCTGTTACTGAACACCCAACCTCTAAACGGTTCCTTGCGCAATTTAGGATTCCATGAGCCGCCAAGATTTTTCAGTCGTTTTCGTACATCCTCCATATCCTTTGTCACTCCTGACACGACAAAGCAGTATGGCGAATAGTCTTCCGTTACACATACGGTTGATACCGCTGTAGTCGTTACGGAAGGAATTTCTACCGATTCGGGTTCTACTTCTTCAACCTCTGATTCATCCTCTTCACCGATAAGATACTCATCCTCTTCGCTCTCAACGGATTCAGCCTCTTGCTCGGACACTTTCTCAACCTCACCCTTTACAGATGGCAGAGAGACAATCTTTGCGGTCTCATAGACAGGTTCGGGCTGTGCCGGTTCTGTAACTTTCTGTACAGATTCAGTAACTTTATCAACATACACTTCCCAATCCTTATCAAACGGTGACAGACATACAACAAACTTCTGATTTTCGTCCTTCATCGAATAGGACAAATATATATCCGAAAGCTCAATGGATCCACTCCACGATTTCAGCTTGGCAGGATATGACGATATTATGCAACGCTTTATATCTTCAGGAAGCGGCTGCTCGGAACGTATCTCAAATCTTTGCAGGCTTTTTTCATCTTCTCCGTAATTGTACATGAGAACGATTTTGTTCTCCAGTTTCTTCCCGATTACACCGACATGGTTAAGGGATGATGCTTTCTTCGCATCCTTTTCTGCCACTTTCATCCATTTTACAAGTCCGTCTTGCTCGCATTCGTCGAGATTGAGCTTGTATGCGGAGTGGAAATTCTTCATGATGCTCTTGTATCCGAAGAACTTGGTATAGTCCTCGTATGACGTTTCGCATTTTTCGTTATCATAAGAGACGATTACATGTTTATAACCCTGTTCCTTATATACTTCGACCGTTACCTGCTTGCCTTGTATCTTCTTCAAGCAAGCATGAGAAATAAGAACGTCTCCTCCGTTGTAGTCCTTTGGCTCACTTCCATAAACCTCGATTCCGAGAGGTGCGGTAAACAGGCATTTTCCGTCTGTCACGCATATTTCATCGTTCTCGATGTTCAAAGATGCCATACTGGTAAGCGGTCTTGCTGGATCGGGTTTCATCACACCGACAATCTCCTTTACATTATACGGTATATAACATGAGAACTCTATCAACCGTTCACCGTCCTGCTTCTTTTCGAAATTTAGGACTGGTGACTTATCTCCAGCAAGTCTTGCGAATTTAACCGCCTTATTCAACAAATCGTAAGAACTTCTAATTTTGCATGTAAAATCACCTTCGCTATATATGAATTTCTCTTGCTCCTTGCAGTAGTAGCGAATGGGTGTCTTGTCTAATTCAATGCAATCAAAGAGCGTCAGTCCCTTATTCTTTTCGAATTTGTTGAACTCAGGTACACTGTATGTTCCTGACATTGAATGGACTTGACCGCACAAATCTGCTATACTCTCCATCATCTGTAGATAGACGGAGTGCGAAATCTCATCTTTTATCATGATACTTTATTTAGCTGTGATACAACATTCTCCAGTTCTTCGGGTTTAAGCACCCATCCGTTGTGATTACGGTCCCATGTTCCGCCGTGCTGCTTTATCTCGCTCTTAATCGGAATGGTCTTTCCGCATACGATAACGCTAGGGTAGAGCATCACCTCGATGCCGGCAAGCACCGCTTCCATCGGTACTAATTCTGCCTTGCCCTCTTTTGGTGATTCCATTACAGGTTCTTTTTCTTCAATAGGAATAGGCTCCACATATTCGTCCATGACGGTAGCTCCGATAATCTTCTGATGGAAGTCGTCGAACGTTCCGTTAAAATACGACACTCCATAGAACTTTATCAGCTCCTCGAACATTGCGATAAATCCGTCCTGACACTGCTCGAACTGCTTCATATAGTCCGTTGCAGTGTGGTAATGCTCGAACGCCTTGCTGTCTTTCAGATAAGGCTGCTTTCTGTAGTTTATGTCCTCCTCTCCGATGAGGAATCCGATATGGATGTCCCAATCATTTTCCTGCTCTCCCTGCTTGCAGTCAACAACAAGACCTCCGTTGTTATTATCGAAGTGGTTATAAGTGTCTGCAACTTCTTTCAGGTCTGAAAAATCCAATTTCTCTAGGAACTCGCTGTGCTTACCGTCCCGATAAGTCTCGTCAGGATAATCAAGCGTCTCAATCAGCTTTCTTCTTCCCGAATAATCATACGCCGCATTTATTAACATGCTCAACTCCATAGCCATCACGGATCCGTCTCCGCATTGCGGAAATACGTAACCCGTGTACTGCTTACCGTCGTGGTATCTTTCACGGACAATAATCTGTGTTCTCTGACCCATTGTTTTAAAATTTTATGGGGATGCACTTGTTTGGCGCACCCCCGGTTGATTGATTAATATGCAAACTCTTTCTGCAATGTCTCCCTCATTATCTGATTCTGCGGGAATACATTGATGAAGTCCATCTGCGGTATTTCGACTCCAAGGTCGTATTGTTCCCTTTTCATTGGTTTGTAGAGATTGGTAGCACTATCATACAAATCGTAAACAGTGAACGGTCGGTCTTGCTGTCTGCATTCGATTGAATTTTCAAGAATCCTTTCGGTATATGCGTTGAGCTGCGCACCGTTCATTGCATAAGTGGCAGGAAGCTCGGCATATTCACGAGAACTTCTGATTATCTCGCTGGACGAATCTAGTGCGACACGAGTGGTAAGCAGGTTTCCAAGGAATAGCGTAAGACGCTCAGGCTTTACTTCGATGCTCTGCATCCTTTTCATCTCGTTCAAGTCTGATTTGACCATTTCAGATGTCTTATCAATCCATGACTTTACAAGTTGAATCATCCTTTCGACACTTACCTTGTCCTTTCCGAATGTCGATGCGTACTGGCTGGCTCCGAGCATCTGCTGGTTATGGCAGACGTGGACCATCGTACCGTAACCAATCTGTATTCCTTTCTGTGTGAAGGAAACGCCCATATTGGTTGTTATCTTCGGGTTCCCGTTGTCATCGAACTCGTCAAAGTTGGTCACTCTGATATTACAGAACATACGTCTGATAGTGGCGGCCTCTACAGCGTTCTCTCCGTATTTTTCCTCCAATGCCGGATTAAAAGAAACGCCAGGGCCGTTCTTGTCACTGTTCTTCGCTGCAAACATATCCCACGGATCGTAAGTCAGACCAGCCTTTTCGAACATATCGAAAAGCTTATGGATAAGCTCGTAATGATAGATGCCCATCAGAGGCTTCTTATCTGTTGCGTCACGCTCACCCCAACTGCGTTCCAATATATCCAAATCAATATTCTGAACCTTTTCCTTGCTGAAATCAAGCGTCTTCACCTGTTTCTTTACGACATTCTTTACCGTTGCAGTTAACTTTTTGGCAGGAGCCTTTCTTTTTTGTACTCTGCTTACTACTGTTAACTGCTTTTCCTCTTTCACTGTTTCGGTGGCTACATCGCCAAGATTGAAAAATCTCATAATTATAAAATTTGATTGTTATTATGCGGCAGCTTTCACGCTCTCCTTTTTGGGTTTGCGTTTCTTGCTGTTTTTGCATTCACGTATCTTGTCCATGTTATCGTTCATCATGCGGATAATCTGCTCATGATGTTCGCTATCATGATTGTTATGACCTCTGGACTGGACGATTTTCATGGTCTCCAAATTTATTTCAACTGTTTCAACACGATTATCATTCGAATCCCTGACTGAGAATATCAATGACTCGTCTTTGTTGAAATATCGACAGTCGAATACACAGTGGTGCATTTCAACACCTTCGTCAAAAAATTCATTCACATTCTGTAAGACATGCGCTGTGAGAGTCCCTTCTTTTATAATCAACTTGAGGAACTTTTTCTTTTTTCTCTTATACGCGCTGTCGTTCTTTTCAGACAAACTCAATAATTCAAGTCTACGTCTTTCCTTCTCCTCTTTGACAGCTTTCCTTTCGTGCCTTTTAATAAGCATTTGATGAAGTCCTTCGAGGTCTTCTGGGCACACATATTTCGGAGAGTGCAAATCAAGCTTGAACTCTATAAGGTATTTGAAATTGTCGAGCCATGTCTCGTTGACCTCGTAATTGTTCCTTATGGCTATCTTCATCGAAGGAAGAAATGTATCGGAACCCTTTCTGTGTTCGTAATAAAAGTTCAGATAAGACTTGTTGGGCAACTTAGTCAATGTCTCTACGAACGGTATGCTCAGAAGGTCTATGGCGTACTGATGTAAGTAAGTGTTATTCGGGAAGCATCCGTCAAAACCGTTTCTGGTAAGCTCCGGAATGACCTCCTTTTCAGGATACAACAGACCATTAAAACGAAACATGTTCGGGATAATATGATGCTTGTTGTCTGATTTTAAAAGCATCAAATCTCCGTTCCACGAAAAATCAGATGAAAAGACTTGGTTTCTCAATGAAAACGAATAGAACGTACCATCGCTATTAAGCCAAAGCTGTTGCGCCTCTTTCACATCATAGCTATTATAGCTAGCCATCCCTATGTATAAGTGTCTACGTATTTCGAATGTTCTAAACACCTGCCAACCTTTATATGTCTGCATGACATTTATAAGGGATTCGGTACTTATCTGATTCGCGTCCTGCTTTAAATATTGCAACGACCTGCCGCAGTGCGGACAAACTATCTTATGGGCTTTATCGTCTTCATACAGATAATATCTCGCATTATCGTAATTAACTTGTTTCGGGAGTTTCACCTGATGATGGCAATGGGTGCAATAACCTTTCCCGTTTTTGAACACGGCGATGTAATCATCAAATGATTCGTTAATCGCCCATTTTTTGAAATCATCCCCCATCTTTCTAGCGCGCCTCAGTTCTATGCTGAGGCGCACCATCTGCTTGTCTTGCTCTGTTTTTGGAATCATGATAATTAAGTTTTAATCGAATAGCCAGCCTTCACCGTCATCTTCCTCGTCCTCCTGTACGGGCTGAGGCTTTGGCTTACTGATTATTGTCGCTTTCTTTGGTTGTGCTGCGACCTTTGCCTTTTCCATCTTCGTCTCTGACTTGTCTACTTCGAGATTGTCCTCGTCATAGTAGTGGACAGCCCAACCGAACACGGTCTCGTCGTCAATGACTACGCAGTTGTTACCATTAGCCTGTTTTCTAGCCTCCTCAGTGATGTACTTGCAACACTTGTCGAGACTCTTTTCCTTCTTTTCAAGCTCCTTGGCAAAGAGGGCATCCTTTGATGCTCTCTTGTCAAGATACTCTTTAATTCTGTCCTTGAAGTCCATAATTGTTAGTTATTAGCGTCCATGAATGTTTCAACTCTTGTACAGAAACATTCCGTATTATTTACTTCGATGGCTGCTTTTGCGTCAAGCAGAACGCCGGCATTGTTTACATCCATGTTAAGCAATAGCGGATTCAGCTCCTTCGCATCTGCTGATTCTTTCGTCTTGGTGGCGATTATCAGCTTGCCGCCTCCGTCGAACTCCTTAATGTAAGCGTAGAAGTTCTTAACCATGGCACGTTTCCATCCTACGATACCAGCTGCAAGAATATATGGGACATATTTTGCGTCAATGCAGGTGTTATCCTCGTCTCCCAACTGTATGTAAGGGTTATGATTGTTCACAAACCCCTTTTCCATAGCTTCGAAATACCTTCTTTGAAGCTCAATTGCTTCTGGCATATCCGCTTCAATAAGCTCCTTCGGGATGCTCTTCGTGTAATCGGGATATCCGATCATGTTCTGCGGAACCCAGTCCGTGTTCTCAAGAGTTGACTTCTTGATTTCGTCGTCATATTCGTCGGGATTGATTAACATTGCCACTCCGTTGGTGGCTACTGCAACCTTGTTGCGGAAATCGTGATAAACAAAGTTTATCACTGGATGTTTGGCACTGTGTCCCACGAAATCCTTAACGCTTAATTCCGTTACTTCAGGCATATCCACGTTAGCCTTGACAAATTTGCCAAGGTTGATGTTGATAACTGGTGTATCATACTCACTGAATCCGTCTGTCTGGGCGAACTCTTGCGACTTGCGCAATAAATTAATATCGTTCATGATTTTCTCTTTTTAAATGAATTTGTAAATGTTTTCGACCTCTTTTCTGTCCTCCTTACGAGGTGAGGTGAAATCTTTTTCAATATCCCTAAGAATCGCGACCAGCACGATTTTAGGTAGTCTGTAATTGTCTTCATATTCTTCCATTTTTATCGCGCCGCTTGCAATGGCTTTGTCAAGCCTTGTCTGAATTGACCACTCCATGTCGTCAGAGAGGTGTTTCACTCTCTTTCTCAACTGTTCCTCTGTCATAGCATTAAAAATAATTTTATTAAACTTATTGTTCCAAACGCCAGCATGATAACGCAAATTACCATGTAGGTGATTGAGTCAAAAAAATTACCGCGTTTCATAAATATGTCTCCACTTCATTAAGAGATTTCTCCTCAATACGTAAGGTAAAATCTTCAATCAAAGAATTTTCGATAAACTTTCCGTTCTCCCTATTGTACTCCGAATAAATGTTTTGTAATTGGAGTCTATTTACGAAAATATCGGTTGCAAGAGCATAAGCTGCATCAGTTGAGCATCTGTTTACTCTCAAAAAAGCGAATACATTACCTGGCAGATTTCTTTCGTCGCTTATACAAACAATCTTGTCATATTCTTTGCTCATGTGGCTATCACTCGCGATGAGCAAATAAACTTTCTTTCCCATATTATTCCCATTTAGCCTCATTGTATTGAGGCAAATCCAATATTATATTACTCATCAAGCATCTTTCGAGTCTCTCGAATCTGTCGAAAACGTCCTTAATCCAGTCTTCTTTAACGCCAACCTCCTCATAACATTGGTACAGTATACATTGCAGTGATTTGAGAAGTTGGAACTTACCACATCCCAATGGATAAAGGTTATAATCATCGGGAAGAACATGTTCTATCTTCTTTCGTTTCGCATCAATGTCTAATTTCTCGTTGTTCCGACTTGCGTAAGCGATGTAATTCAATAGATAAAGCTTCCTGAAAAGTTCGATATTCCCTTTTATGTCGATAAATGTGTTGTATGGCAGTGCATGACTATCCTGTATCGTCATCTGGCATACGGCGGCGCACATCCTCTGTACGCTCTCAGGCTTAACTATATAGCAACTCATATCAATCTGCTAATTCAAATTTATGAAACGTATAATATCCGTCTTCGTCCTTTTCACATAACTCATTTATGAGAGATTCGACATCCTCTTCGGTTTCAACGGTTCTGCCAGTCTTGTCTTTTATATAATCCTGCAAATCATCGAAATCCTCGAAATACTCTTCATCGTTATTTAATTCTATTGTGTACTGGTCAAAGAAGTATTTCCCATTTTCGTCGTTTGTCGTGTAATTGTCCATTCCGGGCTCCTGGCATTGATAGTAAATATTTATGCCTTTATATTTACTCTCAATAAATGCCCTCCAATCATCGAGTTCTCCCCAAGCAGCTTCAACGCATAGATGCAAATTTCCTTCATCATCTATGTAAGGCGCCGTCTGTAGCCATCCTCGGCTGTATACCTTTCTCCAATCACCGCCAAGAGATACCACAACATTCCCTAGCCAAGTATTTTCTACATGATCCGATTCACCATTGGAATTATCACGGGATATCGTTTTCTTTTTGCCGTCGATATATTCCTGAAATCTGTCGTATAAGTCACGGACTTGCTTTTCATCGCCAGTGACAACGTAATTCACATCAGCCCAGTTCGGCATTACGCTGCCCTCCTTTCTGCATAGACGAAACCGCCTTGGTGGAATATCTTTCGACCTTTCCACTCGTTCAACAACTGCTCGTTGTGAGCCTTATAATAGAACTCTGCCACCACATCGTAGTGGCTGCTAATTTTCCCCATGATTATGCGTATATTGGTTTGAATATCAGGGCTTGCGCTCTCTTAACTCTCTCATCGGATGCTCTCTGCACGGCTTCGGCGTGCTGCTGGGCGATTGACTTTACTCCTTGCGGAACTAATGGCACAAGCTGTGCTGATACACGCTGCGCTATTAACTCAGGCGTATTCGCCATTCTGCGAAGACGGCATTTGAAATTATGCTCTATCTGAGATTTTGTACCTGATGTTGCAACTCTGACGACGTTCTTGCCGTTGATGATAATTCTTGCTCTCATAGCTGTATTTTTTTTGATGATGTGTTTATGCTGCCTTTGACTCTTTTTTCTTGTATGTCTTGGTATTGACTGCACTTAGATTAAGTCCCAACTCCTTGCATACTTCATCCAGACGTTTCTTGGAGAAGAACCATCCGATATGTTTGCGCTTTGCATCTTCTTCCACGTATTTGCTCTCAGGAATCTTGTCGCTCTCTGCAAGGGCGCAATAAGAACCCTTCAAGCCCGTCCTTCCGAGCTGCTTGGCTATAGGTTTCGTGTTTCCCCATAAGATAAAGCAATTGTCGGAATAGTCCGAGATGTGGAGGTCGTATTCCTCAGCAAGACTCTTCTTTGCGGATGTGGCTTTTGCGACTGCCTTTGGAGCAACTGGCGCAACCGCTTTGGCTGGTGCAACTGCTTTCTTTGTCTTCAACGTAACGGTCTTCGTTGATTTTGCCGTTGCGAACGTGCTCACCTTGGAATGGTAAGCATCCATTAAGCTCGTCAGTGCCTCGTCGTATAAGGCAGCTGCTTCTGAAACGTTTGATACACTACTGAACAACTCTGAAAACATAATATTGGCTATGCGGAGAGACGCCGCACAAGCTGCCGGAAAATGTTTTAATTAAGTTTTGGCTCTGTAATAATCGCGCCACATCCGAGCCGTGACGGTGTGCGATATGGTTCATTTGAATTTCTTGTATTGCTCCCTTACGAACCGCCCGATTGTGAAGGCGCATCTGCTTTCAATCGGGTAAAGGTGATACCACGGCTGTCTGTAAGCACGTGACACTCTGCTTTGCTCATCATCCGAAAGCAAGTTCCATGACACGGCATCCATGTAGTGGAGCTGCTCAATGTTTGCAACTCCGTTCTCTGAAACGTGCCGCAACAATCGGGACAATAACCTAAGTTTTGTGGCGTTTCCCAGTCTGTCGGGCTTTCCGTTCATGATGTCCGTGACGGTCTTGTCCGCCAATTCCTTGTAAAACTCCGCCATTTCCCTGAACGGAATTTCATTGTTCGCATCAATGTGCTCCTGCACATTGTGGCTTGTTGAATATATCAGCATTTTTATTCGTACCTTGACCAACCAGGCATAGGCTTTAACGATTAATATATCGTGAGCACGTTATGCGCTCCGTTTTCAAAAGTTGATTTGTCCGCCTCGCTGTAACCGAAGACGGATGCAATCTCATTGAATTTCTCACGGGCGATTTTCACCAGCCCGTCTGCTATCTCCGCGTTAAGAAACAGCGCGAGAGAAAGCATTCTAAAATCCTTCTCCATAGCTCATCCTCCGTATCACCCAGTCGGGTCTCTGGGCGATAAATCTATACCCTTGCGCCTCGCTGTAGGTCTTGAACGACCGTACAACATGTCCAAAGGCGTCTAGGACTATGTATTTCATTTTGCAGGCTTTGCGATGTACATTTTGTATTGGTCAAATGCTGCAAGGTAGTCCTGATACTCGTCTGTCTCTCCGATTGTATCATCGAAATTATCGGTGTCTTCGAGAGTTGAAATTGCAGCAATTTTGGTTGACAGATCAGCGTGACCGCTCTGAATTTCACGGGCAATTCTATCTGGAAGCACTTCGTACATGCCACCCATATCTTGGCACTCCCATAACACTCTGTCAGCGGCATTATCAAGCGATACCGACGCTTCGTGGAACTGCATTTGGCTCCACTCTGTAGCACGTTCTTCGCGCTGGGCGTCACTGTCAATGGCATAGATTGCCGTTACACTTGCAACTGAAATTGCTAACACTGTGAATAACTCTGTCATAATATTCTTCATTTTGTCCAGCGGCTCCCACACGTGAGCGAGCCACAACCTGCGCTATATTGGTTAAATTGTTGTCTGTTACGCCCACTTTGCGCAATTTGTTCCCTCGAAGTGGTCAAACCTTACATGGCTGGAAACACGTTTCCGTGTCCGTTTTCCCATGCAAGTATTAAAGATAAAACGCTCTGTTTCACGCCTTTCTCTGGGCGTGAACAATTCAGATGTGCTGCACTCGCAATGATACGAGTGAGATGTCTTTGCCGAGTTGAAACGGCTACCTAATAATCCCTTCATAATTTCGTGTTTTTACAACCGCCCCACCGAAGTGGAGCACGCACCGAGCCTGATGTCTGTTTATACTCGCCCGGTCGAGTGTATGTCTTATGCAATCTTTGCAGCAGCCTTTGCAGATGCTTTCTTTGCTAAAGGTGATTTAGCAATAGAGTTTTCACCAACAGTGGCAAATCTCCAAGCACCGTTTTCACGTATCACCTTTGCCCATGTTGCGGTCTCTGATTTTGGAGTTGTGTTTACCCATGCAACTGCAAGCTCTGAAACAGCCTTTGCGCTTTCGTCAACTTGCTTGAGCGTTGATGTCACGTACACGCTTTGTGCCAAGCCCGTGAATAACGTTTTAGCACTCCAGGCGACGTCTGTCTTCGCTTTCTTGTCAACTGCATTGACAATCGGACATAATACAAACTGAGCCACAGCTTTGTGAAGACCGTCTTTGTCAGTCGTAAACAAACGGTAATCTTTGTCGTGCAACTTTGCAGTTACGGGAACGTTCTTCGCAATCTGAAGAACGCCTTCCTTTGTGAGACGTGCCGACCACGCCGTAATAACATCTTTCGCAACTATCTGATTGCGTCTGATATGCACGCCCAGAGTGACAAAAGCGTCTAATATCGACATATCGCACACCTTGCCTCTCATGCCTGATATCTGCTTACATACCTGAGTCAAAGACTCGGACTTAACGGTTAATTCACGTGCAATACTAAAAATCTGTTTTTCAGTTAAATTTGTCATAATTCGTGCCCGTAATGCCGATAGCGCAGCTTTAGTTATTAATTTAAAATTCGTGACTGCAAACGAAATCAATCATTTGCAGCCTATATGGACAGACGCTTGCCGACGCCACCCGGCAACCCACGTGCATTCGCGTATTTCACACGTCTGTTTAATTCAATTCAAATTCATTGCTTTTTGTATCGTGCATAGTTCGACTTCCCACATCACGGTCGCCCGCTATATGTTATAATTCAGCCTACTGCACGAGTCCCTCTTTTTGCCCCTGTACCCACATTTATCCGCATATAGTTGCCCATAGGCGAAATACCACTTATCGCTTTAAGTGGCACGTGTATCATGTTATATCCCCAACCCTGTTAAACTCTACCAACACGTGATAACTTATATTAGTTATGATAAGTTGGATAACATCTGCAAACGGTTTTGTGCCCAAATCCCCACCTTTGCACGCAAAATTTCGTACAGACCGCAAAAGGGCGTGACTGTGATACGAATATCAAAAGCGATAATTTGCAGTGCAATATCAGCATGGAGTTCAAACACGTATGTAAATAAATCAAAGATTACCAAACGAACGGCGAAACACTCTTGTTTCTTTAAATTTTCTGCTACAAGTATATCCTAGAAAAACAAACTATGTTCGGCTATTTTGAGATTTTTTTTATTTTTATTTTTGCGTATAATTTAGTATATAATGTACGCGTATATGTATAAAGATAAATGATTGATAATCAATTAGTTACAAAATATGATTTTTCTTGAAAAAAGTTTGATTTTTATCGAAAATTTCTTGAAAATCGTATAAAAATACTTGAAAGTTATATTTTAGGAATATTTAACGCATAAAATGGAGACAAAGTGCATAAATGTAAAGAAATTCTTTACACTTTTTGACCTTCAGTTTAAAAGAATATTGATGAATAATAGGTTATGCGCGCACGCACGAATAAGGGGAAAATTGCTAAATGTATAATTATGGTAAATAAATGTTAACAAATTGACTTATTCTACTTTTGTACAAAGTAAAACAAAGAAAGCGGTAAAAATAGGCTAAAACATTGATAATCAGGCAAAAAATAAAAAAAGATGGGAGGGTACACGTCGATGGCTGGATTCCCTACACAAAATTTTTCCCGATTTTGGATTTCATTTTTTGGAATATTTCCTATAATTCCTCTTTTTTATCGGCTGTGACACACCGTTTTCAGGACTGTTTACCTCTATATCAGGACTGTTTTTTCGAAAACATCCATGTATTGTATTCCTCAGTTGATGGTTTTGTATGTCGTTTCCACAGAAAAAACGTGCCATTTGCTTTGCCTCTGATGCGTTTTATTTCAAAAAACGTGTTTCTGTACGTCCGCAACATTTAAACGCCTTACAAGCGAACTTTCGGAGCATTCGTTTTGCATAAAAATTCGGATATTCGGATTCTTCCGTATATGGAATGCTGGATATGTCCCCATATATGTCCATGTAAAATGCGTAAAAAATGCACATATAAATAACCATACGAAAGGAAAACACCTAACTCACTGATAATCAGTGGGGGTCGTTATCTTATATGATAACGGCGTTATCATATAGGATAATAGGATTATCTTATATGATAATTTGTCGGTGCTTTCCGCCTCTTTTTCGGACTATATATATGAGAGGAAAATATGGAAGAGGTTTTATGGGTGGAAGATTAATCAAGGTCAAGTCCAAGGTGACGGAGAGGAAGACGATGGACCGTGAAAGCGGGTCTCTGCGCGTCGATCGCGAGCAGACCATAGAGACGCCAGTCATGGAGGGCTACGTTGACATGAAGCTGCCCGAGAAGTCGTTCTTCAACAACGGGCGTTTCATCACCGTGTTCGGGGAGGCATTGCAGCGCATTGCGGTGTACGGCGGCCTGAAGGGGGAGGAGTGCCGCCTTCTGCTGTACCTTATCGGGGCTTGCCAGCACGACAATGCGGTGGGACTTGACCTGAATGTGCTTTCGGAGCTTTTCGGGGTCAGGAAGCCTAACATATCAAGGGCCTTGGGCGGACTCATCCGAAGGAACATCGTCGTGAAGAGGAACTATTCCAGGCACAAGGGGGAGAGCCTGCCGTTCAACGTGTCGATAAACTACGACCAGATGAACTACAACCTTGCCTACAACGGCAGGATAAAGGAATACGGGTATAAGAAGTTGCAGCACCCTAAGATAATGCTGGAGGGTACAGAAAAGAAATAAGGCGTCTGCATCGCTGCGGTCGCCTTATGTCCGAAAAATGTTTTAAAATTTCAAAAATAAAAAATCTGTGTGCTTAATTTAAAAATCCATCAGTGAAAAATCAAATATCAGTGTATGAAGTTATTCGTTGTCCAGTTTCTAAATCGGCAGCGGACGTCGTTTCTAGCGCCGCCACCGATCTGCCAGTGTCACCTGCCTTTGCCCGGTTGAGTAAGTGCCGTGAACCGCAATATCCTTGCACGTTACGCGCGCTTTTATTATATATAGTCCCTTTACGCATGAAAGGTGACTGAAAAAATGTTAATGAGTGTATTTCATCATGTAAGACGGCTTCATGTGGTTCTTCTCCGTGATGTCCAGATAGGCCTTGTAAGCAAGCCCGTCCACGAACTCGTTCCACTTGCTGCCGTTGTGCCCCTTGACCCACGAGAACCTGACATATCCGAGCTTCGATGCGACTTCGTGGTATTCCCTTATGAGGTCCATGTTCTTCGCGTCGGGCTTTATCTTCGAAGACGGCTTCGTGAACATGAGGATGCAATACTGGCTGTCCGTGTTGACCACGACGTTCTCGCCTTCGGGTATGACGGACAGCGCCCTGATGATCGCCAGCATCTCCATCTTGTTGTTCGTCGTTTTGAGGAACCCCTTCGACTCCTTGTACACCATCTCGCCGTCCATGAGCACCACGAAACCGTAGCCTCCCTGCTTTCCGCCAACGTTGTCGCAGCTTCCGTCGGTCCATACCTCGTATCTGGAGGACGGGGCCTCGAATGGTTTTTCGGGGAACAGGTTTTCCTGCCTGTTTTCGGACTCTATCTCCCTTTTTCTGATTGAAACAAGCTCGTTGCAGAGCGAAACGGCCCTCTCTCCGTTCTTTGAAGGCTTGGAAACAAGAAAATGGCGGCGAATTTTTTCGATATTCTGAATCGTTAAATCGGTTTTCCCCATAGATTTTGCATTTTTTACGTTGAAATTTTAAAAAAAATCGAGTTTTTTCTATATAATATATATAGTAATATACTATAGGAGAGTTATAAACAGCTAATCAGAGAAGGGTTCTGAGTTGAGCAAACCATCCCCTTACCCGTGAAACGCTTGTTATGTGTTCACGTAATATGGGGATGTTTCGAGCCGCACGTCGAATGGGACATTCATCTCGCCTTACACCTGCAAAATAGGCTTTGGGATATGGATTTTGGAAAATTTGCTTCCGCACACGCATTCCACTCGCAACCTGCGTCTCCCTTTCGTGCATCCCTCCATGGGTTTTCACCACGGAACCTTTGAGGAGTTATTATAGACACCATGAGCCAAACGTATATTCACCGATAACTCTCATCATGTCTGTCGCCTTCCTCGCGTTTCGGTGCTGTCACAAGTCTCCTCTGCGCAAATCGGGTTAGGAATCTGACTTCCTATAGGTATATAGTGTCGGAGTCCGCCGAAAGTGACGGCGTTAACCTTTTTTGTGTTTTGAGGGGGGAACGGAAACTGAAATGCAAAAAGCATAAATAACGTTAACAATCAGAACGTTACGTGCAAATAACAACTATATTTACACGGATAAAGAAAATAAAAAAAATCAGTATGAGATTGAGAATTTTGATTTTGGCTATGATGTTTTCCGTACCTTTTGCCATTTTCGCGCAAAGGGTTTCGCTTCCCGACGGTACGGCCGTTTGCAGGGTGAGCGCTTCGGGAACCGTTTCGGACGGAAATGGTGCAACGTGCTGCAAATTCGCCCGAAACGGTGTGATTTTCGACTCCTGCGGCGATGTAGCTGGCAGGGTGTCAGGTAACGAGGTGAGGGACGGGAACGGCTGCGTAGCCATTTATTTCAAGGGCGGATGCGTGTTCGACCGTTTCCATGTAAAGATAGGCACGGTTTCGGGCGGAAGGGTGTACGATTCCACAGGACGCCTTATCGGAAGGTATTCCAACGTCCGTCCCGTCTATGTCGCCGTAATATTCTTCGCAAGGATATTGGATGTCATTTGACGGCCTTGATTCCGTCCACTGGCTTCCATCCTTTTTCCTTGAGCAGCTTCTGGAACTTCTCTATGAGATCCACCATGACCGAGTCCGAGACCCGTCCGAGGTGGTAGTATATGCAACCGTCTATGTAGCGGCAGTCCTTCACGGTCTTTTCCGCTATCCTCATTTCAAGTTTCCCGTTTTCGCCCCTGACCGGCTGCGCCTTGAAGTCGGACAGGCTTGCATCCAGCGCGACTATCTTCAGGCCGTCGAATGTCTGGTATTCGAAGTTGATTTTTCTTCCCATATCGTATCTATTTGTAAGTTTCGTCTTCTATAGGATCGCCTGTCACCCTGAAATTTGCGTTAACGGCGGCCACTGTTTCCTTCGGTATGTCGGGGATGAAGGTGTCGTAGGACATCTTTCTGAGGGCGATCAGCGCGCCAGCCTTCCATTTTGCCGACATATCGCTGAGAATCTGCATGATTTTGTAGTTGATGTTACGTACCAATACGCCCCTTTTCTTCCGCTCGGTTATCACGCCCATCCTCCCAAGCCTGTTGCACACATTGTATACTGTGCCTCTTGAAGAGTCTAGTATTACGGCTATCTCTCCGGTGTCAAGGTAACATGCCGTATGCTCCTTTTCCATCCTCATTATCAGATAGAACAGCTTCAGCTCTATCGAGTTCAGATATTCCATCGCGGCGACCGGCATGGGCAGTACTGCCCCCTTCATCTTCACCTCGTTCTCGACGACCGGCACGTATTTGTATTTCAGTTTGGGGACGACTATCTCGTCCGACTGGTCGCTGACGGGGAGGTTCGTTTTCAGATTGTCTTCGGTGTTTTTTTTCATAATCCGTATATCTCAATTTGAATTATCTTCGATATGTCGCTGCAAACCTGCAATAGCCTTTTCCGCGCCCTGTATATTATCTGCCTTTCGTTGTCGGGGACGTGCCCGTCCTGCGTGAAGGCTTTCAGGTACGCCTCGAACTGCCTTGAATCGTGCGATATGAGTTCCAGCTTCTCAGGGACGCTTTCGTTCGGCATCGCTATCTTGGTGAACTTTTCGAACGGGAACCATGACAGGCTCCCCTCGTCGTCCTTGACCAGGAATCCGTCCTCGCCCTTAGTGAACAGGTCCAGCTTTTTCCCTATTTCCTTTTCCGCGTCCCCTGACGGCATCCTCTCCGCCATGACCATTCTTGTGACTCTGTATTTCTTCTTTTTCATAATCTGTATAGTTTAATATTCTGTTCATGTCCCAATATCCCTTTATCTCGGTCACTATATTCAGGAAGGAAGGGCAGCCGCTAGTGCCCGCTACCCAGTCCGACGGGACCCTGTTGAAGGGTTCGTTCCCTATTTCCTGACGTATGTCGTACATGTAGCACCTATATCTGTCGTAGCATACACGGTTGCGGCATATTATCTTCCCGACCTTCAGCAGCTGATACGCCCTCGGTGTGATGAGCCATGCGTCCTGCGGGAAATCGAGCACGAATTTTTCAGGTATCTTTCCGACTAGCCATACGTCGTAGCTTATCTCGACCCTTTCGTCCGAATAAAGGAGACGCCATTTTTTCCCGTCCCCTCCCAGATATGTTCCGGGCTGCTTCTTTTCGGCAATCCTGCTCGGGTATATGTCGTAATAGCTGCCGCCTATCACATGCCCGTACTTGTGAGGGTTGTCTTTCAGCCACATGAAAAACGCGCATCCGTGGCACAGGCCGAATTTTTCCATATATTCGTCAACCGTGGAAAGGTCGGAATACGACGGGAAATTCCAGAACTCCCTGCCGCATACCGAACATTTTACCTTTTCCACGACTTGTTCCATCTATATAACTATCGAATTAAACAGGTTTCCGATTTCATTGTCACGAATCCCTATGTACCGTATCGTAGTCCTTATCGACGTGTGCTTGAACACCTGGTTCAGAAGTATCAGGGCCTCCTCCTTGCGCCCCATAGACTCGTATACGTATCTTCCGAACGTCTTACGGAACGTATGGCTGGAGAAGTTCCCGATGCTGAGGCTGTATTTTTCCTTGAACGTCTTCAGGACACGGTTCACGTATTCGCGCGACACCGGGAACCCGTTGGATTTCTTCGTCGAGAATATGTAAGTCCGTCTGTTCGGCCTCCCAAGCTTCTCGTATGCCGCCTTGACATGCTTTTTCACGCTGTCCCCGATCTCTATGCGCCTTACCTTCTTGGTCTTCTTCTCCTCGACCGTGGCCGAGTCCACTTCAAGGACGTCGTCCCATACGAGATTCAGCACATCGCTTATCCGAAGGGCCAGCCCGAAAGAAAGCACGCAGTAGAGCGACCATTTGTACTCGCCGTCTACCCAGAGGCAGTTGACGAGCCTTCTGTACTCCTCGAAAGAGAGATAATCACTTGTCGTTATCGAACCTTTTGCACTCATAATGATTTTTGTTATTGATTTCTTGTGCAAATATAGCCTTTATTGTCTTATGTTGTCATTTTTATCATCATTTATTTAGTTAAATATTGTTATTGCAATGTTTATACCTTATTATAAAAAGACTTTTTGACATTATGTTTTGATAAAAGTAAAACAAAATCACTGTTTTTGGCTCTGTTCCTTCCTTGACTCGATAATCTTTTCCAGCACTTCGTTCGGGAGCCTCGACGATGCCATCATCGCCGCGAATCCGTCGGAGAACGCGGCTCCGTTCGTCGTGAGGTCCGTCATCATCTGGTTGAAGTAAAGGAACACGTCCTTGCTGACGGACACTAGGAATATGTTCACCAGCGCCGCATTGATCAGCATGTGCCCGTCCTTGTTGACAAAGAACAGGTTGTCAACCTTGGCTTCCCCGGCCCCGACAAGCGCCTCTATGTTCCTCTTTTCGCAATTAGCAATCAGGTTCATGTCAACCTCGTCCGTCTCGGTCGCGATGAAATAGTTCGTAGCGTCGAACACTTCCGTTCCGTTATCCATCTGTCCGAAAAGGACTTCAGGGAAATCGGGTATTTTGCACTTCCCGCATTCCACCTGCGTGTTCAGTTTTGTAGTCTTGTAGTTCATGTCAGTCTTTTTTGATTTTATCCTTCCACCGTTTCGAATATTTGGTCTGTAGGATATTGAAACGTTGTTTGTATTTCGATTCGGGTATTATTTCCGAGCGGTTCATGCTCTGCGTCGCGTATATGTTCCAGTCGCGCCCCATTTCCGTGTCGAACTCTATCAGCGTGAGCCTGTTCAGGTCGTCCACATCGACGATGAACTCGCCAGGAAGCTCCCTGTAATAGAATTCGTCCGACGCGATAATCTTACCGCTACAGCATTTCTGTAGCAGCTGGTGGCTCCTGTGCATCATACGTGAGGCGGCGCTGTACGAATTGTATATGGCCGCCAGTTTCAGATGTTTGTCGAACGCCAGTATCTTTGTCGGATTAGAGAACCTTGCCGCCCTTTCCGCCCCTTCGTCGAGTTCCTTGTCTTGCATCTTTTGTTGCTGTTTCTAATATATAGTCAGTTCTGCAACAAAAGGTGACGGTAAATGTCGTTTTTATTCGGATTGACCGCGATTTTACCGATATTCCAAATTTTCCGAAATGTTGCAGGGAGAATATTTTCGGCACCCTCCATGTCCCCATTATCGACTATATAAAGGAAAAAGGATATGAGGAAAAGAACTGAGAATAATTCCCGCGGAGACTTTTTCACCAGTGACGCGCTGGTGGCAGAATACCGCATCGCCAAAAAGACCATTCAGGAATACGTGAACGAAATAGTCCGCGATTCGCATTACAGATCAATCGTCAACCAGATAGACGACGGGGCGGTACTGGACGACAGGTCGCGCCTGATAGACCTTTACGAGTCGGGGATGATTCAGGACGCACATGTAAGCGCGGTACTGGAGACGCTGTTCTCGTACATGACAGGCGAAAGGTATATGCTGTGTACAATGAACGGGGAAGGAAAACTCGAAAAGGACAAAGAGCAGTCGGAGAAGATACAGGGGCAGCAGTTCGAGAAAATCATCAAGGAGATTCTTTACTCGCAGTTCTTCGGATATTCCGTGATAGAGATTAACCCGAAGGTGGACGAACTGACCGGGCACCTTGCCGAAATCAATTCCATCGAGCGGAGGAATATACTCCCCGGTCAGAGAAGGGTGGTACAGCGTTCGCACCAATGGGACCCGGGGTGGGATCTGGACGACGAGCAGTACGTACACCGTTACGCCCTGATCGATTCGGGAGGGCTTGGAATGTTCGCCCCGATGACACCGCTTGTACTCTCGAAAAAATACACCATAGCCAACTGGGTCAACTTCTCCCACACATACGGCCAGCCGATTATCCATGGCAAGACTTCGAGCGAGAGCAAATCAGACAGGCAGTATCTTGCGACGCAGATAGCCAACGCAGCGCAGAAGAAGGTGCTTGTGACAGGAAAGGACGACGAGATAGACGTAAAGACGTTCACGATGTCCAACTCGGAGAAGATTTACCAGTCGCTTATCGACTTCTCAAACGCGGAGATAAGCAACCTTGTGCTGGGTTCGGAAAGTATGGCCGGCGCGACGCAGAGCTATGTCGGTTCCACCAAGGCGCATGAGGATATATTCCGTGCAAGGATAAAGACTTACAGACGCATCGTCGAGAACGAGATGAACGAGAAAATCATCCCGCGCCTTGTCTATTGGGGCTTTCTAAAGCAGGGAGTTGTGTTCAAATATTCCAACCAGATAGAGATGTCGATGGACAACAAGATAAAGCTGTACGACATGCTGACAAACAAATACAAGATAGATTCCGATGTCATCGAACGGGAGTTCGGAATCACGGTCGGGGATCAGCTCAATGCCAGTTATTACGGCACAGGTGGCATTTCGGAAGACGGAGGTACGGAACCCGAATACGGTAATAGGATGTCCGACGAGGAATACCTGAAAAGATACGGTCATCCGCGTCAGGAGGCAAAAGTAAATTTTCTCCTAGGGGATGCACGTCCCTGAAGTGTGTCCCCGACGTAAAAGCGGAACTTACCGACGAGGAAAAGGAAAAGGAGAAAAAGGAATATTCCGACCTTTATGCCCTTTTCGTTGAACTTCTGAAAAATCTGAGGAACGCGGACAGCAGGGAAGACGCGCTGGAGGCGATTATGAGTCTTCGGGCAGACCTTGCCGTATCTCATGCCTTCAAAGGTTTCCACATGGACGAGGACGAGGCACTCGATCTGCTTAAAAGGGCGGACGACGAAATGCTCACCAAGGACGAAAAGGACAAACGGGACAGACTTGTCGCGGCAGTGAGGAACCTCATCGACTTCGCCGTATGCGAGGAATACCAGCTGTACAAAAAGGTCAAGAAAAGATACGACGAGTTCGACGATGCGATTGACTATGACGAATACCCTGACGATTTTACGGACGACTGCGACGAATGGTGCAAGACGTATAACGACGCCTACGCCACGGTGGAAAACCACGACATAGAATACGCCATGGGCATCGCGCTCGCATGGATAGGGTATGGCGATAATGTATATCTCACCTACATGACGCAGAACGACAACCGTGTAAGGCCGTGGCATTTCGCCTTGCAGGGGGAAACGTACACCAAGGACGATTTTCCCGCATGGATGATTCCGCCTATCGAGTGGGCCTGCCGATGCTTCCTAGTCCCGTCGTATGACGGTAACGCCAGCAAGGACATGAAACACGTGATGGCCAAGAAAGCGGCAAAGCCTAAGCAGCTTGACGGAATTTTCAGCGAGAGCGTGGCGAAATGCGGAAGAATTTTCTCCGCGTCGCATCCGTACTTCAAAGTTGACAAGGAAGACAAATCCAGACTGGGCGAAATTGCAGACAAACTGAAAGGGAAATATTATGTATAATGACGCACCGAAATGGTTCAGAGGGTACGAGAGGTACTTTTCGAGAGGGCTGTACCCAAGTTTAAAGGCGAAAGGAACGGAAGATGGAGTTACCAAGTATTACAGAACCGCTCACGAAAGAAGAATATTCACTCCGATGAAGTATGATTCACGTCAGATGCGAGGAAGGTTCAGAAGTAATTCGACCGTTCTGACCCACACGCAATGGATGAATCAGATAAAGTTGCTCCCTGAAAAGATTACATCAAGAGCCATGAGTTTCGTTTCCGTCATGAGTTACCGCGCACAGAAGATATTCCAGACTTCTTTCAGCCAGCAACGGTTTTACAGTTCCGACGGAGGTATATGGCAGCGTTTAAGTCCCGTAACAATCAAGAAAAGGATGAAGAACGGGACATGGCCGGGCAGCATACTTCACGAAACTGGCGATCTGCTCAGGTCCATAACCGCTAGGGAGGCGGATCGGGAGGGCTATTATATCCATGCAAGAGTGTTTACGGACCCTAAAGCGTTCAGGTCACACAAGGACAACCGAGGGTTTTTCTGCTATGCAGGACTCCATAACAACCCTTCCGAAACCGATACGTACGGAAACAGCCGAACACACATCGTGCAAAGGCAGTTCATGGGCCATTCCACCTATTACACGGAGTTCGAGAACAAGATAATCGACAAATATCTCTTTTACGACATCTTCCCGAAGATGATGTACAAAAACTAACATTATTCGGATATGATTATAGATAAGAAAACAGGTTCCGTGATAAGCGGAAATACAAAAAGTACCTCTGCGAAAAGTACAGATACATCAACGACGGGCACGACAGTTCCCGTACAGGAATCCGAACCAAGCAGCGGAATCATAGAAGTCACGAAAGCTATTCAGGCGATATTGAGGGGTGTAAGATGGGAGTACGGAAATTCGGAAAGCCCCCTCATCTTCAAAACCGTGCAATGGAACGACGGCCAGTTCGAACGTCTCATCCGAAAGGGAGGGAACACCGAGTTCGCCCTCGGACTTCCCGCAGCGTTCGTGCATTTCGTCGATACGTCATACCTTGTGTCGCAGCAGAGGATAGGGGAGGGCAGGGCGAAGCTCCGCATCCAGTTTGTCCTTAACCGCCTTAACAGCCATGATGCCGACCACGAGTTGGACCCGCTATATGTCACGCAGCGCATCGATCAGGAGATAGTCCTTCACAAAAGCGAATACGACTGCCTTTCGGAACGCTGCCAGATAGTATATTGGGATTTCCCCGAAAGCTGGGACAACGGTATGCAGATGGGATGGCTCACATACGAGATATGGTTCAAGGAGACGAGTATATGGATAACGAGATTGAAGAAATACACCCATATAGTGATGCCTCCGTTCACCAACCACTCCGACCAGACTGCGGAAGCCAACGAGCATAACCACACCGATGCGGACCATCCACGGACTTACGACGAAGCCACGTCGTTCAATATTCCGGGAGAAACGGACGATACGGAAAGCGGAAATTGACACAACAGGTAAATCGTACGAATGTAACCTTTTGAATGTCAGACAACTATATATAAGAAAAACACAGTTTATGGCAGAACAAAAGGAATTGAAATATGTGAAAGGCGAATACCGCAAGGGTTCGCCCGCAGACATGTACTTTTATGACGATGTGGACGACTGGAGCGTCAAGGATTTCTTATCGGAGTTCCAGTATCTGACCAATTATGTCGCCCCTTCCGTAATCAGGGTCCATATCATTTCATGCGGCGGCGTATGCGTGGAGGGCATAAAGGTATTCTCCATGATTCTCGGTTCGCAGATACCCGTAGAGACCATCAACGACGGCTTCGCGGCTTCCATGGCATCCGCTATCTGGGCGGCTGGAAGTGTACGCTATATGCGCGATTATGCAATCCTGATGATACACAACCCTTGGACGGACGAAGAGAACCCTTCCGCAGACACAGCCAAGATGACTGATTCGTTCAGGAACCAGCTATCTTTGATTTACAAGGAGCGGTTCGGGCTTGACGACAAGTCGGTCAAGGAAATCATGGACGGCAAGGACGGCGTGGACGGGACATGGTATACCGCCGAAGAATCCGTTACGGCTGGTTTCCTCGATGCAGCCAATGTCATCAAAACTTCGGGAGACGTATCGGAAAAGGTCGCTGCGTCGTTGAAGGGAATCAAGACGATGTACGCCAAAACCGACAAGAAGAACACAGAGATTGTGACAAATCTAATCAATAATATTAATCAAAAGAAAAGCGAAATGACAGAAAACGAGTTCAAAATGGTCGCCGCCCAACTGGGGTTCGACGATCAGAAATCGACAGGTGCCAATGTCACTGCAAGAATCAACGAGCTTCTCGACAAGGAGAAGAAGTTTGAGCAGATCAGCAATGACTTGAAGGGCGCTCAGGAACAGCTGAGCAAGGTAAGCACCGAATTGGAAGGTAGCAAGGCGTCAGTCACCAATCTGACGAAAAGCCTTGATGAAGCGAAGGCTAGCCTGAAAACATATCAGGAGACCGAAAAGGAAAACATGCGCAAGCGCAATGAGGAGCTTGTGGATGCAGCCATTTCGACAAGCCGTATCGGGAAAGAATCACGCGAAACATGGTTGAAGATGGCAGAGGACAACTTCGACTTGGTTAAGCAGACTCTCGCAAGCATCCCAGCCGCAAAACAGTTGTCGGCAGAGATCGCCAAAGACCCCGAAAATCTGAAGGATGCCGAAAAGGGCAGACAAAGCGAGGAGGAAAAGGTTAAAGCAAAGGTAAAGGCAATTGTCGGTGACGACTTCAAACCGCTCACCCCTGAGTTCTAAACACAACAACACAAACACAAAATACAATGGCAACATTCAATTTCAATCAAGGAGCACAGGACTATACGGGTGAAGTCCTGAATGATGTCCTCACTTACGACATCAGGGAAAACGAGACCTACAAACAGGGCCTTATCCATATACACCCCGGTATTCAGAAGCGTTTCACCATCCCTACCATGCAGGTAAGCGGTATCATTCAGGATCACAAGGAAACTCCTGATACGAGCAAGGGAGATGTCAAGTTCACACACCGTTATCTGGAGCCTTCCGACTTCATGATTTTCGTTCAGTTCAACCCACGAAACTTCGAGCTGTATTACAAGGAGTTCCAGCCTGTCAACGAGTTGATTATGCGCGAGCTTAACCCGAGCATTCAGATGAAGATGATACGCGCCATCCTCCAGCTGAAGGGTTCATATATCGACGATTCAATCTGGCAGGGCGCAAAGACTGCCACCGCAGCAAAAATCATGGACGCGGCAGGTGCGGCACAGACCACCATCGGCGGTTCCGACGACGCAGGTGACATGAAGTATTTCGACGGTGCAATCGCACGTATGCTTGCCAACGCAGCAGCAGCCGACACAACCGAAGACGCTCTCGGAGGTAAGATTACCACCGCAGGAACTGGCACGTTCGCTAACGGTGAAGCAGTACAGACCGAAATGTACAACATGTGGCAAAAATGCCCGTCCACAACCCGCCGCAAACCGGGTCTGAAATGGCTTGTAGATGATGAGACTTGGGACAAGTACGACCAGTATCTGTCAAGCCAGGTATTCAAATACGTGGACAACCGCAGCGAGAACGAACTGAGATTCAAAGGCAAACCAATCATCGCCCTTTCTTCTCTCCCGAAGGACACTATCATCCTCGGTAACTTCACCAGCGGGCTGGATTCCAACCTTTGGATGGGTGTTGACTACGCCAACGACGAGAACGTCCTCCAAATCGAAAAGTGGCGTCCAGAGTCCGAGCTTTGGTTCCTCAAGATGTTGCTCAAGATGGATGTCAACATCGTGAAACCAAAGGAGATTATCGCCCACATTCCATTCTCTTGGAAGGCTTAATTAACCAGTACGGAGGGAATTGAACATTCCCTCCTACATAAAACACACAAATATGCCAAGAAGTAAAACTGACAATTCAGAGCAAGTGACTGACATCGACAAAGCCAATGAAACTATCGCCAACGCGGGCAATAATGCCGACGCAGCAGAAACGGCAGTTGACGCCAAAGCCGACTCTAAAGTTGACAAGGTTCTTAAATGCTTTCCGCATTACGAACAAGCATACGTGAGCGAAGAAGGGTTCCTTTACCCTAAAGACGCTCCCGAATATCAGCGAGGCAATGCCAAGCTGTACAAAAACAAGTATTTCAAAAAGTAAAATATTATGCCGACAAACACAAAATTAGGTGGTGTATTCACCACCGATCTTGACAATAACATTGGTGGAACTGTGAACGTCTCTACTGAAAACGTATGCGGAATCATCTTCGACACCAAGATTGTGGGCGGTTTGGCAACAGCACTGGGCACTGGTACCACTGCTGCTACGAAATTCGCCAATGGAGCCGTAGTCGAGCTTAATACCTCCAAGGACGTTGAATCCGCAGGTATAGACGCCACGGTCATGAGCGGTCTCCCGTTGCACCATCTGAGTAATTTCTTTACTCTTGCAGGGGAAAACCAACGTATATTCGTCTCTTTCATGGACTCGACTACCGACACGAACTTCGAGGCCGTCGAGAAGATGGTATTGGCTGCAAACGGTATCATATACCAGATTGGTGTATGGACGGGTGAAGCTTTATGCAAGAAGACCGATTCCACTGTCACTATCGTTGACGGAGGCATCCTTTCCAAACTTCAGGCACAGGCCGAAGTAGTGGGAGGAAAAATCGGGCACGTCAACTACGACGGGAACGCGCCTATAAACATTCTGGTGAATGCCCCTATCGTTACGGATGCAACGTTCGATGTGGCTTCACTCCCTGACATGTCATCGCTGAACCTGCCAAAGGTTTCCGTGATTCTCGGACAGCCGGCAACAGATGCGGTACATACGATACAGGCCGCTCTTGGCGGTATGTGTCCAGTGGGCAATGTCGGTGCAGCCCTTGCCTGCCTTGCAGTGGCACCTGCCGACATAAGCATCGGATGGGTCAAAGAGTTCAATCTGTCCAGCGTTATGACCAATGCGGAACTTGGATTCGGTAACTTGGACATAGATACCACATCGAAGGCATTCAAGGCTGATGCGGCATTTACGAACATCAAGACTCTCGGATATAGCGCACGCAACACCATCCATAGCAAGGGATATATTTTCCTTACGAATTTGGACGGAATCGAAAACGGTGTGTTCTTCTCCAGCGACCAGACGCTTAGCACTGGTGACTACAGGACTCTGATGCGTTGCCGTGTTATGCACAAGAGCCGCAGGTCTGTCAGAAAAGCCCTTCTTCCTTTCGTGAACCAGAGCGTGGAAGTTGATTCGACAACGGGCCAGCTTTCTTCATCCATGATTACGACATACCAGAATGCAGTCTTGGCGGCACTTGACGACAATATGGTTGAACCTGGGACATCAGTTCCGCAGATTAGCGGACGTACATGCACTATCTCGTCCACACAGGATATCCTGACGAATGACGAATTGCAGATATCTTATAGCCTTGTACCAGTAGGATGCACTTCGGTCATCATGGTGACGGAGGGGTTTGTTACTTCTGTATCTTAACATTTAAAAAGAAAGGACAATAAAAATGGCAACATTAATAAATCACGTGGCCTATTCATGGTCAATGATACAGCTACAGACAAATCTTTCAGGCGAAAGCGAAAGTTCACCAATATTTGTTGACGCTACATCAATCACATGGAACTCCGACCGTAAGGTCGAGAACATCTACGGACTGGGCGGACAGCCAAGAGGACGCGGCTTCGGAAACGTCACTTACGAGGCATCAATCACTCTTCCTTACGCGACACAGGTTTCATTGAGGGACAAGTCTTCCGACGGGACACTGATGGGCCTTGGGGAGTTCAACCTCATCGTTTCGTTCCTCAACGACTTGGCGCAGAACGTGACAAAGGAAACGGTGACTCTTTCGGAGTGCTTCCTTAGCCAGAGCGGTATGCAGTCCAGTCAGGACGATACCTCCATCACCAAGGAGTTCGACCTCCATCCGTACCGAATCTTCAACCCGACGGTAGCCAACAACAAGAAGATGGGCTGGGGACATGAGCTTTATGCTGGTTAGTTTATACGACTGACTTCTTCCATATTTCCGGGGCGTTTCATACGTCCCGGTTTTTTTATGATACCAATCGGCATACGTTTTTACTATATATATTAAGAACTTATGTTTCACATTAAATAGATTTAAAATGGAAGAAAAAGTTAATGCTTCTAAAAGCACAAAGCAAGATGGAAACGGGCTTGCTTCACGGGTAATCCTGACAAATTCCAACGTGTCACTGTCTAATGAAATTAAAGAGCAGATCGCAGAGAAAATCGAGGACCTGAAGAAGTCCAAGAAACTGAAGCGTGTCTTCGCCATTGTAGTCAAGGGCGAGGAAGACGATGAAAAGCCTTTGTATATAGGCTACTTCAAACGCCCCAGCCTTTCATCGTTCTCGGCATGGCTCAACTTCGTACAGAAGGACACCGTTCAGGCTAACAAGATGCTTGCGCAGGATACTTTCATCGAGGGCGACAGAGACCTCATCGACGATGACGACCTGTTCCTGTTCGGTTGTATGGCGCAGCTCACGAGCATTGCAGAATCCCGTAATGCGGATCTGGTAAAAGTTGCGAGCGTTGCAAAGTAGCAGACACCGACACTTTCAGACAGCGCATGATTTACATCCGCCATTATTTCCCCGGTGTCAAAATTGAGGAAATGTCCTTCGATGATTTTGCCATGCTGAGCGAGGACGCTCTATGGATGCACAGTCAGACGCTGATGGTGCAGCAGGCAAATTCCTTGGGGATGCTAGGTGGAGTGAAACCGAAAAAATAGAGCGTGGCGGATTAATTTCCGCCACGCTCTATGTAATATTACTGGTTTACCTCATCGCAAACTGGCTCCTCATTCTGTACATACCCCTTTTCCGTAAGCAATTTGCGGATAAAGTCGAGACCTTTCTGGAACACTACCGTCTGGTGGGCCACATTCCAAACCCCGTTCAGTACATACCCTTTTTCAATCACGTTGAAATACTTGCTTTCGATGTATATCTGACGAGGCAGATTTTCTATCGTGAGAACTTTTTCCAATCTAAGGAATTTGAACAGATTGTTTCTCCCTATATCTTTGAAGTTTAAGATTTTTGCGGCCTTTTCCATGCTGATTGCACGTTTGCTATGGACTACCGCATCGTAGAAGTCAACCTTTTCGGCATCGGACTTTATCTTCTCTTTCTGCTTCTTTATCGTTTCGGACTGCTTTTCAATCACATGCTGCTTATGGTCGATCACAATTTTCTGCTCCTTGTTCTCGATGGCAAGTCTCTGACGCTCCTTTTCCTCTCCAATCCAGCACTCGGCACGTTTGATACGGTCGTCTATCTGATAGGAAGGTGTGTCCTTTTCTTTCAGCTTCTTTTCACATTCAATAAAATAGAGCCTTGCTTGTTTCCCTCGTTCCGATTGAGACATCATAGAAATTTCCTTTGCAGCGTCAATAGTCAACACGTATTCTATTTTATTATTTCCGCCCCTTCCTGTCTCTTTGTTTTGCTCGCCCAAAAGGGCGAGCAAAATTTAAAGCGACTATTTTCCCATCAACATAATGTTGGTTAGTAAAAACAATAAAAATATTAATATATGGACAATCAATTGGAAGTGAGCGACACTATAACCGTAAAAGAGACTATGACTTCATTGGAAATAGCAGAAGTTACTGGTAGACAACACTCAAACGTATTGCGTGATATTCGTAATATATTGGAGCAGATAGAAGATAAAGCCCAATTCACTTTTGAATTGGGGTCGTATTTAGACGCAAACGGTCAGTCAAGACCTATGTATAGTCTTACAAAGAAAGACAGCATCCTGCTTGCAAGCGGGTATGATGCTAATCTTCGTGCTAAGATAATCAATCGTTGGGAACAACTGGAAATAGAAAAACGCAATGGTGGGTTTGAAATACCGAAGACTTATTCGGCGGCCCTTATGTTGGCAGCAAAGCAAGCAGAAGAGATAGAAAATCAGCAGAAGCAATTAGAAATTAAAGAAACACAGATTGCAGAACTCAAACCGAAAGCGACATATTACGACAGCATCCTTGCAAGTAAAAGTGCTGAATGTGTTACCAAATTCGCGAAAGCGGATTATGGAATCAGCGCGCAAGCAATGAATAAACTTCTGCATGAATTTGGAATACAATATAAAGTAGGTGAAACGTGGCTTCCTTACATACAGTTTGCAAAGTGCGGATATACACAGACAGAAACAATTCCGATTAAGACAAATCATGGAGAAGAAAGCAAATTGCAGACTAAATGGACGCAAAAAGGCCGTCTGTTTATTTATGAACAGATGAAGAAGCACGGATATTTGCCTATAATAGAACAAAACTAATTCAATAATTTAAAACATTAAAGACATGGAAATTATTATTCAATCTATCAACACCCCATCGGGAATGATTAAGATAACGAAAGTCAACGAACGATACAAAATGTATTTTGATGGAAGATATATAAGTCCATTGGAATTGCTATCATACGCATTGAATATGGATGGAGTTATGGCATGGAAAACGATTCACTATGCCGATATTCTTGCATCATCCAAAGACAATTTGTATTGGAAAATGAGAGATGCTGTATGTATGTGTATTACTACTCAATTTTGAGTTGATGGTGATTTTCAATTGATTACATTATTATGGGCTGCCTAAGTTGAAATTAGGCAGCCTATTTTTATCAATAGCCATAGTCCAAAAATGGACTATGGTGATTTTCAACGAGTTAGACCCGCCAATTTTGGCGACAATCCTTTTATAGATAGTTAGTTATGAATTATTGACAGTATCAACTTTAAGTTATTGTAATGGTATATCGCTAAATAGCGATATGCTTGATTTACAGCTACTTATGGTTAAAGTACAATCAAAATCATTAACCAGCAAATCAACCAATAAACTAACCAACAAAATTATGTTGTACATACATTAACGATATTATCGAGCAGCAGAACGAGCAGCAGATTAACCAGCACCGATAGGTTACAAAGATAACCCCAAAGATAACCCCAAAGATAACCCCAAAGATAACCACGTCTTATTTCCTGATAAAGATTTTGAAGCCACTAATAGTTTTTCCGTTAATGTTAATATCATTTAAAATACAGTTGGTTTAACATTATAAGCGATTATTTTATTATAAATATTGCAGCAAAGAATACAACAAAGGAAATAATTGCGTATATTTGTATCAGAATAATTAAATGTTATGTGCATTTTTCTACTGGGAAATACACAAATTCTAAGTACGTAAACATACAAATTCTTACATACACATGTGTGAACAAAATCTTGAAATTATTAAAACTAGAGATATCTTTCTAAAAAATGGGGAGAAATCTGATGTAGTTCTGTTAAAGGATCCAGAAGGAGTTGTGGATATGCACTTTACCTTTTGTTTGAAATACGTTGGCGATAACGTCCAGACTCAGACGCATTATAAAGTGGCAGACAAGTCTAGTGCTGATTTTATTATTGAAACGAGGCCCAATTCCTATACTGAGCTAAAGCAGCCATTTCGCATTGGGACATTCGGAAAAGAAGAAAAAGGATTGTTTATAAATTTTAAAGTATATCCATGCGATGAAAGCAATACGCACCACATGTACTTGTCTTTTTTAACATCAAAATAAACTAATGTTATGGCTCTAATTACAGAAGGTGAAATCGAAGTAAGCGAAACTATTTGCAATCTGACGGTAGTACCTATACAGATAACAGAAGATAAACTTAAAAATATACTTACGCAGCATATTGAAAAAATAAAGAAATCGCACGGGTGGATTCCAGCGTTGGTCACTGTTGTGTCTTTCGTATTGACTATAGATACATCTGATTTCCATGATTCATTCGGCTTTAATGCGGACACCTTAAAAGGATTTTTTGGATGCCTTATTTTGCTCTTCTTTTGTTATTTCCTTTACGTTTCATGGAATTGCATCAAAAATAGAGACAGCGTGGATAATATCATAAAAGATATAGAAAACAAACAAGTAGCTAAAAAAGATAATTCTATAAAGAGCTTTTTTAAAAACTCCGGAAAGCGTAAGATTGATATAAAGGCTTAATTGGAAATACGGAATTACCATTAACGTGATTGCATTATTCGCCTTTGTCGCGAAATATCTTTTCCATCCAAAGGACTAGCATACAACAAATGGGATCAGTAATGCTGACCCCATAAATTTTATATATTTGTCTCAACACCGATTGGTTAACTTTATTTTGTATTAACGGATATTTCTGTTAATATGTATGAATACTTTTGCCGAAAGAATACAACATGGTCGATTTTTCGATATATTTGCGCTACTAAATCTTGTTATGGATATTAATGGTGAATACATAGAGGAAAACTTTCTTCATCCCGAAAAATACGAACTGGTTTATTCCAACGAAGTGGAGGCCAGCATCCTTCGAATCATGAGGAGACGGAAACATGAGTTATTCGGTGATAGTCACGACCCGTCGGAAGAGCAGTGGAGAGAGTGGGCCGATTATCTTGAAGAGAACTATATAAGGATGATACATACGGATATAGATCCGTTTTGCATACTTATCAGACACGACTTGCTACTGATACGAAATTCATACGGAAGCATTATTGATACGATTGAATGGTTTAAATCCATTGGTATGCCTTATAATTTTGATGAAAGAAAATTTAATAGCAATTTTATGAACATAATGCGATCTTATAATTCAGATTGGAAGTTATCAATTTCTGATTTGGATTTATTTAAGGTCGATAAAGAAAAAATTGAGGAAGAAAACAAAAAAAGACAGGAATTAGAAGAAAAAAATAAGAAGAGACTAGAAGTATTATGTGCTGGACGCGACAAGTATCTTGCAAAAAAGGCAGAAGAAAAACGAATAAAAGAAGAGGAAGAAAAAAGGTTGTTAAGACTTCGCAAAAAGGAAGAACGAAAAGCCAAGATTATTGAGGAACGGCAGAGAATAGTTACAGAAAACTATTTAATGAGTTTCCCTTTCCCTTATATAAACGATGAAATAGGCATAAAATTTATTAATGATTACAGAATTGAAAATGGGCATCTCCCGATGTTTTATATTTTGTGCAATTATCTAAAGATATATGGGCATTTGCAATGTATCGACAATTTGTCAAAAGCATATTGTGTATATATGGAGTATGAGCATGTCAAGTACGGTCCAACTGAAGAAATATGGGAAAGTTATGGGATTACAAGAGTTCAGGCCAAGGCAGCAATGAGAAAACATAAGCCGAACAGGATGCTGAAATTAATCCTCGACCACGAAGACTGGAACTATTATGAGGTTAGAAATATGAAATTCATATCTAAAGATAATTTCGACATAGAACTTTTCTGCAAGACAGAAAAAGTGAAATTGAATTTTGTTCAGTTTTTCTTTATGCTGAAACTTGTATATAACAGATATGGGCTGTGTCGTATATACACTGAAGATTTAGAGCCGTTTAGAGAATCGAAAGATAGTGTTTATTGCTATGATTACATAATATATGAAGACTTTAATATATATAACTTTTCTGATGCAATAAAAGATTTATCAAAGATTGCAAATCTGCATAAACTTATTGAAGGAGCAAAGACTATCCAAGATGATTATATTATGAATGAAAAATATTGGGATATAGATCTGAAAGAAAAAATGCCGGCGTTCGACATACATAATATATACAGAATCCTTTTTACCATATTCAATGATGTAATGGGAGAATGGATAAAAAATAATAAAGACATTTTCATTGAAGATAATTTTCATAGGACACCTAATGTTAAGTCAATTTTAAAAGAAGCCTCCGTTCCTCTTACGTGCCTGGAAGTATTTCAAACATACACAAAGGATTACCCGGAAGATAAGACTATAACGTTGGAGAAGGTGAGAAGTATATTGAAAAGTAATTCCAAGATAATCAGACGTGGTGACATATATAATACGAAACTTTTTTACAAAATATAGCTTATGAAAAAGAAATATTTAAAAATAGTGTTGATAGTAATTTGTTTTATCTTATTTGGGTGGTATGTATATTCTTCAAGCCAAAGAGTTGAACAAGGGTACAAAGGAGCAGATGAAACGACAAAGAGAGTTGAAAAGTATTCCAACCAAGCTTTGAAAAACGGGTATAATGAAACGTCTGGCGGCATAGGTGCTAAACCTGTTGTTGTCAAAAAGTCAGATTTGGAAAAAGATAATATAGGACAGGATGATGAATAGTTTCACCCCGCCCCATATTCTACACTTTGCCCATAAGAGAAAGCTGTGAGTTCACTTGTGATGTAAGCATAGCAATAGCTTGTGCAAGACGATCCTCGACAGACTGAATCATTGCTCTTTCGTCAGCGTTACCAGCAATCGTAGTTTTGTCGAAATTGGCAAGATTTTGTATTGTTATATTGATTTGCGTCGGAGTTGCGGCTTGCCTTCCGTAAGTGTTTTCGTAACCCTTGTTAGGATTGCTGCTCCCTCCGGTTCTGCCGCCTTTTCCTCCTGTTGCTGCTGGAAGTGAATTAGTAGCGTTACTAGAACCCGAATTATTCCATCCAGTTCCAAACCCATTGTCAACAGTCCCTTTTTTGTTTTTGTTGTTCTTTTTAGCACCGGGTATGGATTTTACTATATTATTTTCTTTAGTTCCAGGTCTGGTAATATATGCCAGTTTACCTTTATTCTGTTTCTTATCGTCAATTGCTTTTTGCAGTGGATTATATGGCTGATATCCCATATTCCAAGCATATCCGAACTTTTGTTTTCCTGCCTTGTATGGTATCTTTACTTTATTACTTTTTGGTTGGAGAACATTATTTGTACTAGGATTCTCTCCTGAATTCCAATTTACATTAGTCCATCTCGAAGCCTCAATCTCTTGTTGTTTAAGATATTCTATCAAAGCCTTTATTCTACCAGCAACGCCTTGTAACCCAGGTATGTTATCTAATGAATTGGCAATATTTTCGAGAAGTGATACATGCGCGTTAACCGTATTAGGAACTTGTATTCCAAGCGCATTTAACATGTCGTAGAAACCTTCCCATTGTGGTTGCCCGTTCTTGAATTGCAAGAATACATTTTGCATCCTTCCATACATATCAGGCAATTTGATTGGTATTGTCCCTAGATAACTACTAGCCGCATTCATAAATTTATCAGAATACAGTCCAGTAAGATTAACTAAATTCTGATAAGTTTTCCAAACTTGTGTAAGTTTATTATATGCGCCAGAATACCATTGAGTAAATTCAGATAAATCAGGTGAATTAAATATCTGTTTATACCCATAATTGTTTACATCTTTCCCAATATTAAGAGCAGGATTAAATTGCTCAATCATATTGTTAATAGCCTCTTTATTCTTTGCAGATAATTTTCCTTTTGAATTTTCTACAATAGAAGTTATCTTTGATTCTGCATTTTTTGTTTCATTTGATTCTGCTCCATATCTATATACTGATGCACGAGCTATTAAATTACGAACCCCGTTATAGTATTTATTATCGACCCCTAATGTCTTATATGTTTTAATTTTGGTTCCATCTTCTGCTGTGTATTCTTGCAATAAATTTCCACCAGCATCAGTTTCTAATTGATTCTTGATAGCTGAAAATGAATAGTTTTTGCTATCTTTACCATAAGCATATTTGTATGGAACAATATATTTATCGTACCAGTTTTGTAAAATAGGCAGGAAATGCGTATCTTTTCCTAACTTACTTGTAAGTTGTCTGAAATCAGATATTTGTGACAACTTTCTTTTAGATGCTTTTGGTTTATTTGATACGGATGGTATATCACCGACATAAGTATTATTATTTAGTTGCGGATTTGATTTCAACCAATTTGTAAGATCAATTGGTTTTGTCCCAATTCCGCCAGCCATTTGATTATATCCATTTTTTAAAGCGGTTTTAGAATATGCTTTAACCCTATCGCTTGTCTTGTCAGCATCTTCGTATCTCTTGCTAATATGTTTAACATAAGCAACAAGTAAAGCTATACCTGCAAGTGCTGCAAGATACGGTAATGCTGCTGTAAACATTCCAGCAATTTTTGCTAAGAAAATAGGTATTCTTAAAATGGAATTTTTTATCATATTAATTAATGGCATCAGCGTAAACCCTGTGAGCATGGCGTTTCCTGCCTTGTATGCAAGTCCCATCCTTGCACCAGTGCCTAATTTGTTCATTGCGGCGAAGCGTTCGATAAGTGCGGAATTACGGAATTGTTCTGTACGTCTCATATCCCTCAATACGTTCATGTAGGCATTGCGTTCTGCAACCAATCTGCGTTCGTTAGCATAGTTCTGTTCAGCCCTTGCGCCATAGTGTGCGGAAAGTTCCGACTCACCAGCTCTTTCCCAATATTCAGAACCTTTGGTGTACATAAATCCGTTTGTATGGGCGTTACGTATATAATTATAATACGAGCCTCCGTTTCTATACATCGCATTTTGGCGTTCCAACAGTGTATTGGCACTTGCTCGTTCAGCGGCAATTGCCTCTGGAGCAGCGACCGCCCCTGCAACGGCGGCACTCGAACCTCTTGGATGGCGAAGCGTTGCCCACAGCAAAGAACCGTTAAGAAGAAGGCTTGTCAGCCCTCCTCCCAATCTTGACATTCCAGAAGTTGCAGCCCCTCTGCGGACTACAGATTTAACGGCATTTGCCTCCATTACTCTCGGAACAGCCCCTCCAGCCATCATCGCACCTGCAATACGGGCAGAACTGTAACGTGAAGCGATTCCGCCTCCAGCAGCCAAGCCACCAACGGCATACGCGCCACCAGCTACACCTGCCGCACCGGGCAGCAATCCTCTGAACGAAGACAGCATTCCGAGCATCTGCACGAACGGGGTAATGAGATAACCAATCTGTGTCATTGCCATCTGCATGACAACAATCGCTTTGATGAATCCGGGGAATGCGTTATATATCTTTAGCCAAATGCTAACAGATGCTTTGAAAATACCCAATATGGCTTTGAGCAAGTCGAATACGTTCTTCAAGTTCTGCACAGCTTCTGGCTTGGCGAGATATTTAAGCGCATCTCCCATAGCTCCCTTAATGGTTTTCTGCAATCCACTGAATACGGTTAATGTATCATCGGTCAACGAGCTCTCGACCTGTTTCCACAGACCCTCAACGGTGTTCTGTTTCTTTAGGGATATTTCATTTGCTATTCCGTTTGCCGCAAGGTTAGCATTTGCCACGCTGCGGGTCTTCTCGACATCAATGGTAGCGGCGGCAGCACCTTGTGTTGCGGTTACACGGAACAGTCCGGACATCCATTTCGCTATATTCTTATCGTTGACTTTAGGATTATGCTTGATTTTCTCTATAAGGTCAAGCATATCGACAGGACTTCCGTCCTTGTTCGTCAGGCTGATGCCAAGCGCGTCCCAGTATTTCTGCGATTTCTTTGTTGGTTGAAGGACATTCTGATACATCATACGCAAGGTAGTACCAGCACGGCTTCCTTGAATACCAGAGTTACCCATGACACCTATCATCGCCAACGCTTCGGCAAGGGAATTTACATTTCCTTTCTGATGGTTGGCCAGATAAGCGTAACCGCCTCCATAGGACAATGCCTCCGCCAGCTGAATCATGTTGGTGTTGGTAGAGGTATATGTGTTGGTAAGCATATCCGCCAGCTTCGGCATATCCTTCGGCTTGATTTTGAACTCCGTCATGATGTTCGTCATCTTATCGGCCATAGTTGCCAAATCCTGATCGTCAATGACTGCCACATCTGCGATAGGCTTGATTGCCGCTGCGGAAGTGGGGACATCCAAACCTGCCATCGCCATGAAACGTGCCGCACCCGCTGCATCGGGGGCGGTGAACTTAGTCTTCCTTGCCACGTTTCTTACGTTCTTAGCCAGATTTCCGAAATCTCCGTTGAAGTTGTTTCCTCTATAGTTATTCCTGTAAATAGCTTTAGCCGTTTCCATCAAATTCTGATATTGTACGGATTGGCCGAAAGTATCGGAAATGACGCTCATGGCACCGCCTACGGCAAACATGGTTCCCATGCCTTTAGCCATTGAAAGAGCGGCTGGGGTGGATGCTCCGAACGAGGTGTTGCCAGTAAGTGGGTACGCCCAACGGCGAGCCCTTGCGTAAAGCCCTTCATTATTGCCTCCAGCCAAAGCCATTCCCTCTTTCCCTGCTGGGATTCTCATCCTTGCATATCCCGTCCTTGCGTAAGGCAACATGCCATACGTGCTTCCAAGGCGTGCTGCGGTTTCAGCCGAACGTGAACCATAAGGAAGAGGCTGTTCGCTTGTATATCCGGGCCCAGAAGTCGTGCGCTGTCTGGAACCTCCTCCTGTAGCTAATGTGACGGGTATAGGTCTTTCCAAAGTCATCAGCGCTTCCCTGAGCTTGGCAATCTGCTCCATGGCACCAGTGATATTGAGATTTACTTTGACATCGTTAAGTCCCTCACCGAGCTTTTTGGAGATCGCGTTTCTGTTAGCCGCACCCTCTTTGGCGTTTGTACCCCATACAGGTTCTATCCTCGCCTTGATGGTAAGGGCTTTCATCTTTTCGGCAGCCTTTGCTAAGGAGGCCTCGATGCCTGCCGCATCCACAATGGCCTTTACAGGGACTTCCACCGCAGCCTTTGGAGCTTTTATCCTTTCGGCGGCAAGTGTACCTTGCAGCTTGACGGTTCCGATAGCCTTTACACTGTCCGCGTTGATTTCGGCAGTCGCCTTGATGTTAAGTTCGGACTTAACTGGAAGAACACGGGTAACTTCGGCAACGGTCTCCACAACGTTAGGGCCAGTGGGTTTTGGCAGTACACGTGTAACTTCGGCAACAACAGGTATCGTTATTTCAGCAGCACCCTTCGCGGCCTTTGCGCCTTTTCCTCCCTTGCCAGCTACACCTTTTGACACTGCTTGCATCTGCTTGGTGATGTCCTCCCAGTTGGACATTACATCTATCTTGTAAGAGAAAGTCTTTTTCTTTACAAGGGATAGTTTTTCGAGCGCGGATGCCAGTGAACGGATGGCGGTGGCGTTAGCCTGCGTCGTGGAAGGCGCTGGCGTTATGCCGACATTGACCATCCCTTCCGTCTTGGATGACGAAGCGCCTCCTGAAATGAGACCGGGGTATTTCTTGACTAAGTCATTTTGAAGTTTTCCGAGTCTTTCCAGTTCTTTGTTATAATTGGTAATCTGTCTGTTGGCCTCGGCAGTCAGGTTGGCGTAATGCTTTTTCTGGTTTTCCCTCCACTTGTTGAGCTTGTCCCCGGAATACCCCATAGGTGTAGCGGTAGACACTCTGCTGGACTGCGCATTTAACTTATCAAGCTCTTTTTGCGTATCCGTAATTTTTTTACGGTAATCCTTTATGCCTTCTTTGTAAGCGTTCAGCTGCGATTTCCTCAAACCCCTTCCGTCGAGTTTCCCGACGCTTTCCATGAACTTCGCAGCACCAGCCTGACCTCCGAAAACGGATTCAAGGGTGTCGCGCATCCGTATCGCGGACGCCGTTACCATCCTTTCCATGGTACCAAGGTCCGTTCGTATTCCTTCGGTATTAATCTTAGGGTTGATCTTTGTCGCTGCATTGGAAAGCGACTGTATGGTCTTTGTTATGGACTTTACATCGCTGTTAAGCAAAGAGAACCCCTTGCCCTTTCCGGACAGTTGATGTATTCTACCAAGCAAAGCGTCCAACGCCTGCGATACTGGCAGTGTGTTGGCGGTTATATTATAGTTAACGATATAATTTCTTTCAGGAGCCATGATTTATATTTTTAGTGAAATTAAACTTCGAATGTTTCAAGTGCCGTGATTGCCGTTGAGGAATCGGCGGGTACGACATCGGTTTTTATGTTGATGCTGTCCGTCTCGATGATATTCCCGTTTGCTGATACGGAAACGTTTCTTCCGTCGATCTGTTTATATCCCAACGGATTGACCATGGCGGTGTCTATCAGCGACAAAACGTCGTTGACTATCTGCGCCTTGCCTGTTTCGGTAATGTCCCCGGTTGTCGTTTCAAGATAGAACGTGGCATTGATATAAGGTATAAGCGCCCTTCTTACAACCCTGCGTATCTTGTGCATGACTCTGTTGCGGGACAACGAGCAATAGTCCCCGTCGGAAAGCGTCGTGTCGTTGCTGAAATAAACGGCACCTGGCTTGGGCACATAGGTGACTGGGACGACATATCCTTTGTTGGCTATCTGATTCAGTCGGTATTGGCTCATTCCGCTTATCGGGGAGTAATCGTCGCTTGACGATTTCAATGTGCCGAAACCGAGTTCCGCGCTTTTGAAGTCGTCGTTCTTGTTGAGGTCGTATTTTGAAACGTATGCGATGCTTTCCTCCGCTGGTGCAAGGCACAAGCAGGCCAAAACCTTTCCGAGCATCCCAACTGGAGAATAGTTTATGTCGCTATTTTGCATGGTATGTACAGCATCTGTTCCGTTCTGCCCAAGGATGACGCTCAACTTCGGAAAATCAAGGTTTATGGCGTTCGGAATGTTTCTGTAGTCCATGATATACGAATCAGCCCCGTCCGCTTTTGTATGCGCGGTATTTGCATTCAGCACGATATTCATGGGAAGCAGCGCCGATGCCGTCTTCCCGATGATTCCAGAAAGTATTTCCGCACGTGCCTCTATCTCGCCTAGCAGCGCAGTGAATCCGATTGTTCCGCCCGTTGACTTCCATAAGTCCTGTTCCGTCCATATACCTAGCTGGAATAACTTCCCTGATGCTTTCTGCTGGAAGTCCTCTATACAGGTAAATGACGGGGAGCCGTTGTCAACGCAGTTTGCGAACATCACGTATATGGCCGCATCCTTTCCGATATAGCTATAAAATTCCTTGATATGATAATAGGGTATGCCGCCCATTATTCCTCCCTCTTTGATTCCGAGATACACGGCCTCGTCGATGTTGTTTATCTGCTGTACCTGTCCGTCTCCGAAATTCAGAGCCGCAGTGTCATATCCATAAAAGGCATTCGACCTTAACCCGTAGTCGAAAACCATTCCGCATACGCTTTCGTCGTATGAAACATCCAATACGTTGCTTTGCAGTTTGCCTACGTTCGCCTTTCCTATATTGCCCATATTAATAGTATTTCTTATATATAGTGTTTTTCGGAGATTTGAAGTCATTACGTTTTTGATGCGGTTTGTAAGTTAATGTAAGTTAATTAATACACCTTTGGTTCATAAGGTAACTATATCAAGGTAGAGCATAGGTTGGAGTAGCTACCAATCGACAAGGGGTAATCCGAAGGCCCCTTGCTCTTTCTTTATTCTTCGGGGTAACTTAAACATTCGGATTATGGACACTTCTTGATTTCACCTTATTTATAGTCGGCATCAGCTTAATGATACCCAAAAGCCCTTAATGGCTGGGTTAGACCCGTCGAGATGATTTGAGGTCAGTTTCGATGTTTCCGAAAATCGGGCATTGTCAATAAACGTAATTATTATGAAAATGAAAACGAATGTAACCATGACACGAAATATGGGAAATTTTTCTGTGTATCAGAGAACATCTGATGGTATGTTTAACGCGACATCTTTGCTTAAACAGTGGAACGCTTTCAACAACTCAAAAAAGGAGTTGAAAGAATATTTCAAACTTAATAGTACAAGCGAGTTCGCAAATACCATTGCAGAAAAGGAAAATCTTGATGGGTGGAAATCCACCTATCATACTTCTCACGCAAATAAAGGCGAAAATGCAGGTACGTGGATGCACCCTATGTTATTTATAGATTTCTGTATGTGGATAAATCCATCTTTTAAATATGATGTATTGAAATTTGTTTACGACCAGATGATTAAATACAGGAACGATGCCGGAGACGCATATTGTGAACTGGGAGCTTCCATTCAAAAAATCGTTTCAAGGGATTTTATGAAAACGGCAATGAAGAAAACTGGAGAAGCCATTAACTGGGTCATATTCAATTGCCATGAGCAAGGAATGCGTAACAAGGTTGGTGAGGAAGGCAAACAGAGAGATTTGTATGAGTTCGAACATAAGATTGCGGAACTCATCAATGACGGATTCATCAAGAGTTATGATGAGCTCATCAACTATCTTAGGAAACAATACACAAAACGGAATTATCCGAAAGTGTTCCTTAAATAGATTTCACAGAATTAATCAAAAAAAAGAATGGGGTCGGCATCAGCGACCCCATTCCTTTGTAGAGAATAGACAAAGAAATTTATCGGAGAACCGAAAATGGATTTTATGGATTCACAAAATGCTTATATTCAAATAGATATAAAGATAATGAATGTTATTAAGGTAGAATATGAAAAAGATTGTCTATACTTCGATTGACGATTTTACATTGAATAAACAGATTGTAAAATCATACAAGGAACTAGGAAGTGATTTTGTAGCATGGATTGAGGAAAACACAATCAAGCTGATAGAAAACAGAACACGAGCCGAAACACTTGCTTATGAGAAAATATCATCAACGAACTTGCAAATTGATTCGCAACCATTCTTTATGATTAACGGACACAGCTATTTCCTTGACATTTATGTTCCGAAATTAAAATTGGCAATAGAAATTGATGGTGGTTATCATTCATATCGTAGACAGATAGACATAGTAAGGGATAAGGATTTCGATTCTATTGGAATAAGAACTATCCGTGTATCGAATAAGAACGTTTTGGATGGGAATCTATTCGCTATTATTAGAGAAAAACTGACAAATAGCAAACATGTCAAAAAGAAAAAATCGAAATCCCCAGTTGGAAAAAGCCGTAAGCGAGAATTGGCTGAAAAGAAAAGATACCGAAATAGGTTCAAATTGAAGTATGCTTAATACATAAGGCAAAATGAATATAGCACGTCTGTTCATTTTGCCTTTTTACATTATATGGCTAAAAACACAGTTTCCATGGTGGCGGGGAAAATACTATATTTAAGAAAAGGATTATGTCACTGTTCGATAATTTAAGTATTACCGCCGCCAATGCTGCTTACGACGCCTCGTTCGAATACGGGATGGGGAAAGTCAGGGACTGGATAAGCAGAGGGTTCGGTGCGAGTCAAGACACCCTTCACTTCTATTACGACTACAGCCGTGGAGGAAGCGTGTTGGAGGTGATCGCTAAAAAGGCGGCACTTGGTGTCGCACAGGTGCTTAAAAACGAGGCGCTTGAACAATATAAGAAGCTGATAGGGCTGAACAAGAAGAAAGTGACGCTCGCAAAAAGCGACACTTCGCGGTCCATCATCATCGAGAACACTTATAAGAACCAACAGAAAAGATACGGTTACATAAAGGTTAACGACGGGAAAGTCACTGTTCCGGCACTTGATCCATACGGGAATGTATGTACAGAAGCGTTGATGTTGAGCATTCCTGTTAAGCCGAACATAAATCTTACCATTCAACGTGTGTCCAAGAACGGAACAGAGTCGGACGGAAGCTCGCAACTGGTGAGCGACCACCTCGTGTGGTACGATTGTACCGCCATCGTAACGGTCGATTCCGACAAGAACTACGTTCTGACAAAAGTCGTCGGCAGGGATTATACAAGAAAAGAGCTTGTGTCGAACGGAGACTTCAACTTTTCCGTTTCAGGGCATCTTCTAAGCAATACTCCCGACGTAATGCCTAGCGAGGAAATCAAGAAGTTTACCCAGATAATGCGATACAAAGGTGTCGTGGAGGTAAACAGCGAGGTTCTTGACCAGTTCAATGTGAAGAAACTCCTCATCACCAACTTCAACATCAGCCCGCAGGAGGGTGATAAATCCAATATACCGTACACGTTCAATGCGGTAGGAATACAGCCCGCCGAGGAGATAAAGATGAGGGAGGACACCATCACCACTTTCGACAATGCACTTACGAGCGCAAGCAGTTCCACGACCACCAAGACGAAGTGGCAGCAGATGATAGACGACAAGCTGGACGGACTGAAGACCAATTCGGTAAGCATCGTAGACCAGGGACTCACTTTGTCCACAGGCCTTCTTAACCAACTGTAAATCCGACGCACATGGCAACATATACACTGAACCCGACATATCAGGAACACGGAGCCGACGAGGACGTAGTAAACATTCTCGTATGCCAGATAAAGGTATGGGCCGCATCGCCGTCCAACTGGAACAGCGTGCCAACTTCATGTACGTTAATCACTGAAGTGGAAAGCGTAGAGATCAAGGACTCCTACAAGGAGGTCGTCGGTACCGCGGTGGTGAAGCTGCCGCAGGGCGCAATGGTCGAAAAGACCATCATCGTGGACGGAAAGGACGATACGGTAACGACGGGTAATCAGACAAATCAGGATTCCGAGACCTCCATGAGGAAGGCGACCGTTGCAGGAGACATGCTCCCAAGGGAGGGAATGATTTCCGACAAAGGAGACCCTACATTGTCGCTGAACGTGAAACGTAACGACATGGGAATCATAGAAGTCAGTCAGGCGCTTGAGCATCTTGCTACCGCCAACGATTTTGCAGTGGGAAACCGCATACAGATAAAACTGGGATATGTGACGACGGAGGAGAAATGGGAAATGGTCAAGCAGAAACGCGATGTTCCGGAACTTAAACTATGCTTTACGGGATTCATCACGGGATGTTCCGCAACCACTCCTGTGGAAGTGTCATGCGAAAACATGGCTAGCGTCCTGAGGAAGAAAAGCTGTCCAAGGATAGTGGCCAAAAAAGATTATACGGTCAACGATTTCCTCGCTCCCGACGGTCTTTTCAAAATGCTGAGCGGAACAGGCATATCATTGTCGGACGCGACAAAAGGCTGCACGATAAACATCGGCAAGGTTGGACTAACCACGAATGTCACCGTAGCCGATGTCCTTGAGACATGGAAGGACTGGGGAATATACTCGTTCATGGAACCCGACGGATTCACTTTGCGCGTTGCACGTGTTATGTTCACAAAAGCGGACGGGAGCATGGGGGACACGAAAGAATACATAGACTACAGATACGCCAACGACATCGAAATGATAGAGTTCGACTGGGACGTCGCAAGCGACAATATGGAAGTGACGCTTCGGGACAAAAACTTCCTTGCTGTGGAGGCGCACGGTATTACGAAAGACAAGAAGATGTTCAAGGTGACTTGCCTCCATAGCGATTCCGATACGCAGGGTATTCCAATGCCGAGGTATTTAAACGAAAGAGAGCCAGTCAAGAAGAAGGCGAGAAAGCGCAAGGGAGGCGAATCGGTCAACAACAACGATAAGACAAAGATTGACATGAGCCCTTACGAGATAGTTCCTTATTTCGGGAGCCATGTGGGAATCACGATGGAAGAGCTGAAAAAGGAGGCATGGTCTTATCTGAAAAACTACAACGAGACAGGAATAAAGGGAAGTGTTTCCGTTTTCGGGGACAGAATGATTTATCCGACGCAATGTGTCGGCCTTATTGATGTCATGCACCCCGAAAAGGACGGATATTATCTTGTGGAATCGGTCAACACCACATTCGGGCTTGACGGTTTCAGACGCGAGCTGGAGCTGCCGTACAGAGTGGGGAACTTTACAAACACACCAAAAATAATAAGGGATTAGGATATGTCGCTAAGAGGAAAGATACAGAATGTCACGGGTGACTTCATGGCCGCGGTCAAGAAGACGGCCAGAAAAGGAATCATCGACGAGAGGGGAGGAGTGTTCGGAACAGGGAAAATACTCGGTTACGTATGCGCCATACACGGTGACGACGACAAGGATGAGGAGCTTCGGGGTACTGTTGACGTGCAGGAATACAACTGCTACGAGGAGGACAACAACCATCAGGCGATAGGTTTCCATGAAGGCGTTATGCTTTCCGCCGTGCAAGGGAATACGGACGGTTTCAGGATAGTCCCGCAGATGTATTCGGATGTGGTGATATCCACAGACCCGACCACGATGAAGGAATACGTAGTCATGTATTCCCATATATCCAAGATGCAGGTTAAATCAACGGATTCGATAGAGCATACCGTAACGGAATACGAGGATTTTTCCGAGACTTCCGAAGGGGGACTTGACAAGGACTATGACGAGCTTGACAGGACAGGGAACGGCTCGACTGTATCGCAGTCGTGTTCGGAGATAAACCATACGGTAGGTTCCAAGGATGGCAGCTCGAAAGTGAAGCAGACCCCAGTGTTACATTCCGAGGAAGCCAAGAAAATAACGCACAACGGGGACAAATACCACCATGTGAAATCGGAAACACTTGAAGATATACTGAAACAGCTGCTCGACCTGCTTGCTACAGCCACCGCAGCGGGTTCGCCTCTGTCAACGGCGGCGGCTATAAGGGCTTTGGAAAACCAGCTGAAGGAAATAGAATCCGATTCCGTTTACCTCGGACATTAAAAATACGACATATATGGCAACAATAAAGGAGACAAGGGACGCACTGAACGGGCTTTCTTCGGGGAAGCTCGGACTGAAACTAGATGCGGTAAAAAGGGAATCGGCACGGAACACGCTGATAGCCAACGGCAAGAAGGCTACTGACGACGAGATAAACGATGTCCTTGATACATGGAAGAAGAACGGAACCGAAATAGACGCATATTTCCAAAGCGGAATAAGCGAGATAGAGGCGTCGTTCGCCTCGTTGAGCAACAGCATCAAGAACGTTTCTTCGCAGTTCGCAGGCATCACGGCCACCGCTGCAAGTACGACGGCGAGTCCCGCGGCAGTCCCGATGCTGGTTCAGATAAAGACACAGGTGTCCGATATACAGGGTACGCTGGCAAAATGCCTTGCGGCCTGCCTGAAAATAAATATCGGAGCACCCGATCCACTTGTGAATCTGGTGAAGCTGCTGAATACCGCCAAGGGCGTGGTGGGCTTGTAATTTTGTGCAAACTCACATCGCGCTAGAAACACTATATATATACAGATGGCAAAGGATATACTGACAAATGTACACAACGGCAACATCCTTATAGGTGACAGCCGCGGAGTCGCAACAACCGTATACACGGCTGTGTGGGGAGACTTGCTTGGGGAAAAGGACGGGAAGCTGTACCTTAACATCATCATTTCCCGAAGACAGGTCGGAATGACCGTTGGGAACGGAGACACCATCCCCATAAACGCCCCTTACTGCCCGAGCGACAGCGTTTTCTACGTGAGGATAATTGTCCGCGCGGAAGACGGGACCTATTCAAAGACGGATATCCTTCCCATAAAGAGGCCTGTGTATGTACCTAGCGACGTTTCGAAATCGGGCACTACCATCAACGCATGCGAACTTTTAAGGATAGACCGTGACGGGCAATATCTGATATCCGTGACGATAGACAGCAATCCCGAACTTTCTTTTGCGACATTGTATTCGGGAAAGCAGTCGGACCTCCTTGTCGGTGACAGCGACGACCAGAGCGCGCAGCTTCTTTCATTGTGCGCACCTGGAAAATATTACAGATATCCTCTGACGGGAATAGGCGTCCACGATTATATCAGCAGCGTCGTAACCCATACCAACCTTGCGGACAAGGTCGTTGACCAGTTCAACAATGACGGAAGGGCGGTAAGCGATGCGGAATACGACACGAAAACGGGGGAGCTTGACATCTATGCCACTGCCGGCGAAGTGCAGGAAGACGAAGAGACGCTGACCGCCGTGGCGGATTTGGACGAAGAGCCGTTGAAGTTGCAGTCGGACTATTATATCGCAGAGATTATGTCGGCTTATACCGACGTCAGTATTGACAACAGCGATTTCGTCAACTCCCTGTATCTTTTCGACAGTTTCTTCGGGCTTTATCTGTTTACCGAAAATGCCGAATACAAGAGGATTTCCGATACCGTGCAGCAAGGATATGTCATCGGCGAGGACGGAACCGTCACCGCAGCAAGCAATACAGATTACGCTGTAGCGTCCGAAAAGCTGTATGCTGGGGACATCATCGCTTTCAGGCTTGACGCATACAACTATGCGACCAATCCCGTGTTCATCCTGAAGGACTCGGACAGCACCGTTTACGTGTCTCCAATTTCAGACACCGACCTTTCCGACGAAGACTATATGAAATGCGCGGTCATCCTGAAGGAATGCACCATAAGCTACGGTATTTCATACAGCGCATTTACGGGCAATACGGACAGGGGAGTTTTCCTAGTTTCCCAAAACGACAACAACTACAACCGCATGGCAGCCGTCACGGTTGACGAGAAGACTGGCAGGGTGATATGCTCGATAACGCAGAACTCCGTCGTCACCGACGCCGTAATCCAAGGGGAAGACAATGTTTTACACATGAATATAAATCTATAACACAATGAGCAGCAAATACATATCAATAGCGTCGGTTCCAGTGGAACGTGGAAGTTATTCTTCAAGCGAAAGATACTATGCGTACAATAACGTCACGATGTGTTCGTGCCGGTTCCAATGCAAGGGGAACGGAATTGTCAACGTACCTCCTCTCGTCCCCATCAAGGATTCGGCTGGAAACGACACAGCGCAGTACGAGTTCGCGAATACGGCACAGTGGACCTGCATACTGGATAACCTTAACATCTACAATGCTAAGGTCATAGCCCATATATTCACTACGGAAGACGACATGAAAAAACTGATTGACGCCAAGACGTACAACGAGGACGCAATATACTTAACGCTGGAGGAATAGCCATGATATACAAAAGCGGGAAACAGATATCCCAGTTATTCTACAGGGGGAAAGCCATTACCGCCGTGTACCACGGAGCGGAACTGATATGGCAGGCGGTGCGCAGCTGCTTCGGTTCGGGTTTGTGGTTAAACCTGAAAGTATGGGAAGACGCTGACCCGTGGAAAAATAATTAAACAAATTAGATATGGAAAAGAAAATAGACGAAGAGATAAATTCCCTCGCGACCGAATGGGAGGGTTATCTGGGAAGCCGCGTACAGGCGTTCATCAAATCAGAGTTCAAGAAAAGTTTCGGATATTCCAAGAGAAGCGACAACAAGGAGGATGACGGATTCTTCCATCTGCGTTTTTTCAGGACCGAGGATGATTTCAACAACTGGAACACGGATAAGGAAACTTATGCTAGCAATGTCCTTTCCGATGTCACGCTGCCCGATTCCACGAGCAGCGCAGTGAGCTATATCGTCGCATTGGAGAACAAGAGCGACAAGATAATAACCACTACGGACAAGAGCGTAAAGGTGAACATCCGCTTCACTTCGCAGGTTTACAACCCTATCACGCAGACGACAAAGAACACCGACGAGCAAGGCGAGCTGACCATACAGACGAAAATGGAAGGAGCAACCGCATGGACCACCAAGGTGACGCATACGATTAACAGCGACGATGCCGACGACCCTACGTCTTATCAGACCGTAGACATATCGGATTATCTTGTTACGGGTACGCAGCTTGTGCGTATGATAGTCAAAGGAAGTACGTCAGGCGCGGCTTCCACATACATTTCGTTAAGTGTCACGATGACGAACCTTTCCATGCAATACAGCGTGGATTGGGAGAATGTGTTCACATACGCCAGATATCCAGTCATCAGCATTCCGATATTCGTTACGGGAACCGTAGCTAAAGTCCTGCATCTTAATGTCGCAGGCACTAACTACAGCAAGGACTATACATATACCTTGGGCACAAGCGTTTACAGCTCGACGCCTTACGTGGCTTCCATAGACCATCCTAATGCGCATGGTGTGTATACCATAACAGGTTATCTGGAAAGCGGTTCCGTTAAGACAGCCAGCGTGATACTGAGAATCATGTGTACGGTAGAAGGCGGTAATACGAACCTTATCGTGCTAAACGACGTGCAGCAGAGCATAGCGAACTGGAGTAACGTCATTCCGTTCAAATATGCGATTTACAATCCATCCTCCCAATCCACCGATGTCACGTTCAACCTGATGAACGACGGGAAGACCGCAAGCTACTGGAGCGAAAAGGAAAGTGCGGTCGCCAACGGGGTGCAGAAGACATTGCAGTTCTCGCTCGAAGTGGAAACTGACACTACGGACAGTTTCAATGCAAGAATGGAGTTCTTGGCCGACGACGGTTCGAACATAAGGGATATTCTTCTGTTCAAGATAGACAATTCTGAAAACTTCGCCCCCACATCAGGCGCGGATTTCATCCTCAACCCTAAAACGAGGAGCAACAACGAGACAACTCCTGAAACTATCATCAACACAGCCAATGGAAGTACCGTACCAAGCACATGGACGGGATTCGTGCATCATGCCGACGGATGGGTCGCCGATGAAAGTCTGAACAGATGTCTCCGTGTACTTTCAGGAGAAAGGCTTAATATATCATACGAACCTTTTTCGGATGATACAGGCACATACGGGCTTACGATGGAGTTTGACATAGCAGTGAGAAATTCAACCGACGAAACTGCACAGATACTTGGTATAAACACGACTCTTTCGGCTGACAACCAGCCTTTGGGCCTTATGATTTGCCCTCATCAGGTATTCTTCATGACGAAGAACAAGCGTGTGAAACTGGATCAGGACGCAGGCTTCGAGGAGGATGTGCGCACGCATATATCAATCAATATCGTGAACAACCTGTATGCAAGCAAGATAAACTACGTGAGGATTTTCGTCAACGGAACAAATGCCCGCGAATTTGTGTATACCGATACGGACGCTTTCTGGCAGGCCGTCAACGGCGTGAAGTCGAGCGGAGGCATACAGATAGGTTGCGACACCGCAGATGTTGATATATACGGCATAAGAATATATAAGGCTAACCTTTCGGAAAGCAGCATCAGAAAGGACTTTATGGCCACGATTCCAGATGTGACGGACAAAAAGCGGTACAAGTACAACAATGAAATCGTGGGTGACAGCGGAGAGATTGACTATCAGAAAGTTCTTCTAAGATACAATACGATGGTGCTTACAGGAAGACGTCCAAGTCTTGCAAGCCCTTCTTCAGGGACTTGCGACCTTTCAATCAACATTATCGGTGATGCCGCCCACAGCGGAACCATCAATCACATGACGACCAAAGGTCAGGGTTCTACCAGTAAGAAATATTGGAAATGGAACTGTCAGTACGGGTTCTCTTCCGATTCGGTATGGACAGACGGAAACGGAACGGCGCATGGCGCATGTTATCAGATAGCCGAAGGGCAGCCATTGGCGAAGAAGCTGGTTGATAAAATAAATTGGGCATCTTCTATGCAGTCGCATAAGCCAGGAGCTACGGCGGCATATAACGACTTGTATAAAGCCGTTGTCGGAAACACAGGTATAACAGCGACGGAAGGGTACGAGAATTGCCGTGTTTCTGTATATCAGCGTCCGTTCTTCCTTTTCGTGAAAGACACAGAAACGTCCGACCCTGTATTCTACAGTCTTGTGACATTCGGTGCGGCAAAAGCGGATGCGCCTACATTCGGTTACGATAAGACCAAATTCCCCGACTATCTTCTCATAGAAGGAAGCGACAACAACCCGGCACTTACCTTGTGCCATGTTCCATGGATAACGGAAGACGTGGTGTATTCTGATGATGAAGGCGGTTGGGTGTACAACGGAATCACATCGTTCGACTATGATTTGGGAAACAAGGACCGTATTGACAAATTCATTGCGGCCCATAATTTCGTTTGGCAATGCAGCAACAGGCTGAAACCTTATGCAGGTACGGCAGAAGCATTGCAGGCCGACGCAACACTCGACAAGACGTATCAGTATTGGGTCACTAAGTCAAGTACGGGAGCGGCGCAATACGACCTTTTCAGATATGATTACCTGACAAGTTCTTGGGTCGGAAGCGGCCTGACAAAATCGGGTAGCGGAACATATTCCGTTCTGAATTTGAAGACGCAGCTATCAAGCTATCTATTAGGGTTCGATACTAATTCCGACGTAGTTAACGAGGAATGGGACAACGTCAACGGATTGTTCATCAGCGCGCGCCTTATGATGTTCAAGGATGGGGCAAGCAAATATTACAACATACAGAGTATGCTGTTTGCCATGAACTTCCTGAAGATGCACGGAGCATCCGATAACAGGGCGAAGAACACATATTTGTTTGTAGATCCTGTATCAGGGCTGATTTGCTTCGCGCAAGACGACCTTGATACTATCATCATGACAAACAACCAAGGTCAGAAAGACAAACCATACTATGTGGAAGAGCACGACAAGGACGCAAACGGAAAGTTCTATTGGAACGGTGAGAACAACACTCTTTACAATGTGGTGGAACAGTCATTCGCGGACGAACAGAGAAGTAATATGCGCGCCATGCTCACGGAAGCCGCTAAACTTGGCGGAGGCACGCTGGATGGATATTTGCAGAAATATTTCTATTCGGTGACGGACTATTTCCCTTCAGTGGCTTACAATCTTACCGCAAAACTTCTGTATGAGGAAGCGGAGAAACATTACGGAGTAGACTATACGAACGATACAGACCCTATCACGCAGTCGCTTGGAAGTCAGGCAGAGTGCGAGAAACAATGGTGGAAGCAAAGAATCCCTTACATATCATCATACGCATGTTACGGGGAGTTCTCTTCCGAACCTACTGGCGGCTCCATAACATTCCGTACTACAGAAAGCACTACGGTGCATTTCGACTTGACACCGTCAATGTGGCTATATCCTACCGTAACCTTGGGACAGACACTTGTCCAGTTCGGAAAACGAGTTAAAGCAGGTGAGACCTTATCGCTGAATGTTCCGACGGACAGCAATACGCAAATGTACATCACGGGTGCTAATTATATGGACAGCATCGGAAAGTGGGTTGACAAACCTGCAAACGGAGCCTTCACATTCATCGGAAGCAAGATTAAGGAACTTGTGGCAGGAACCACGACAGGCGAAACAGTCCACCTGAAAATAACTGGCGTAACCGTCAAGAGCATGAAGAACCTTCGGACACTCAATCTCGCCAACCTTACTACCTTAACGGGTGAACTCGATGTGTCCGAACTTAGCAAGCTACAGACGTTGAATATGTCAGGCACAACCATAACATCAGTCGATTTGCCAGCCAATTCGCAATATCTCAAGGAGGTGCATTACCCTTCAACTATCACCGACATCAGACTTGACAACATAGCAAGCCTAAAAACGGTTAAGTTCGACGGCGTAACGAATCTGCAAAATGTCTATATCAACCAGAAAGACATTAGCAGCGTTGACACGTATTCCCTCATCAAGATGATAGCGGCACAGTCTGCAAATATAGAGTCCATAGAACTTTATAACGTGAACTGGTCCAACTGTTCAGTCGATATACTGAACTATCTCCTAAAGATGGGCGCAAAGGTAACTGGAAAGATAAATGTAGCCGACGAAAGTACAGACAAGAAATATTTCTCCTATTCCCTGAAAAAGACGATGGTTGACACATTCGGGAATATCGACAGCGAGAGCAATGCCCTTTACGTCACGTATACGAAGAAATACACCACCACATTGGGAATGAGACATACCAACGATTTGTATGTGATCGGAAAACATACGCTGACGCTGGTTCCTTATCCGCCTTCGGCAAACGATATATCTGTAACGACAAATTCTCTCGGAAAAGCCGTGATGAACACGAAGTGGTCCATAGAAACAGCGGCGCAGAATTATGTGACCGTCACCGACGAGTATAACGGAATATTCGAGACGACGAACAATACGTCATCAAGCGCTTTCGAGGTCACTTGCACTGTTACATTACAGGACGGTACGACGAAAGTTGTTACTCAGAAAATGGAATTTTACCGAAGAATACCTCACGTGGGCGATTTCGCCTATTGTGACGGTAGTTTCTCTGCGGTATACAATTCCAATGTATCCATCGTAGGAATTGTATTCAAGGTTGACAAACTTTCTGACACACAATATAAGGCGACGAGTGTTTCCCTAAGCGACTTGACTTCATATCCATGGGGACTTTATCCTGACGGCTCTTCTAGCAACGGATTTACGAATGGAAGCGGTTCGACGACTATTGAAACGATAATCAATAACGCAGTTAAGGATAGCGACGAGGCAAAGGCCATCAGCTATACAGACTGCTTTGATATCAACAGTATTCCTGACATCCAGTCCACTGGACTTACTGGCAGTATCAGCGACTCCACTTATATCGACGATACGAAGGACGACGGATATAAAGTCCTTACGTCAGGAACATGTAATGACTACGAAGGAAAGACTTATACGGAGCAGATAATACTTCATTCAAAGTTGATTCTCAAATACTATCTGGGTGGAAGTTATGCAACATATCCTTCCGATTACAATGCACTGCTTACTGCAATTGAAGCCATTTCGACAGCCCACGACGCAAGATACAAACAGTTCTACTATCCGGCAGCCGCGCAATGCTATTTATACGAACCTGCCGTTAACGAGGACGAAACGCTTGCGGACCAATACAAGGCTACCAACTGGTATCTTCCTTCTACGGGTGAAATTAGTCGTATATATAACTTCAAACGGTTGGGAATGGATTCAGCGTCACTGTCAACAAGTGCCACTTCCGTGAACGAAGCTAGGACGCCTATATTCGCAAACGCCAACAAAGCCAGCGGAACGAGCCTTATATCATTCTCTAACGACTGGTATTGGACAAGTAGTGAGTGCAATGCCAGCGGCGCTTGGATGGTCAATTTTGGCAGTGGTGGTGTCAACGGCGGCAGCAAGTTCTACAGTTATAGAGTGCGGGCGGTTGTAGCATATACTTTTACACTTTAAACTTCGGTCTCCTGCTCCAGCAGGAGACCATAATGAATATGAACGAAATAACAAAAGACATAAACAAAGGGGCCACCAAGGCCAAAAGTATACGGGGGACTGCACAGCTTTCCGTATACCGTGAAGCATGTAACATCCTATACATGCTAGTGGTGTTGACAAAAAAGACACCACGGAAAATGATTAGGTTCACAGACAAGGTTATCGAGGACGCATCCGAAATTCCAAAAACTATAGCACTTGCCAACCAAGCGAATGGTGAAGAAAGGGTTTACTATATCAATCTAGCCATTGCGAACGTGACATTGATTAAAAGCTATATTACGATTTTTCAAAAATGTGATGTGATATCTGACGATGACAAGCTTTTATACGCAAAAATGCTGAAAAGGCTGTTGTCAGAACTTAAATGGTGGGCAAATTCCATAAAGCGGGAGGGTCAAAAATGAGAGTCCGCGGAATCCGAATAAATGGGAACTTCACTGACGTGGCCAGATGCCGCGTGAGTTACGATGATGCAGAAGTTCATAGTAGTGAGTACAATGCCAGCAACGCTTGGATGGTCAATTTTGGCAGTGGTGATGTCAACAGCAACAACAAGTACTACAGTTATAGAGTGCGGGCGGTTGTAGCATTTGACGGATGGTGGCCCTTTGTTTTATCTGTGCGCGAAGCGTTTTTTGATTGTATAAGAACCAAGAGGACTTCACCGCAGGGACTTGAGTATATGGATATAGACCTGTGGGATGTGGATCTGTTGGCCTTGCAACTGTATATGCGTGCATATACCATATCCGCATCTACCTGTTTTATGGTAACATTTCCAAAATTACGTGAAGTTTTCGCCGCAGCGTTCAGGGACCGAATAATACATCACTGGATATGTATCCGTCTGAATCCTTTGTTCGAACAAAGATGCAAGGAACTTGGAGATGTAAGTTTCGCATGCCGAAAAAAATTCGGAACCAAAGCGGCGATTAAACGTGTCCATGACGGGATGCTGCGTGTTTCTGGAAATCTGCAAAATGATGCCTGGATATTCAAGGGAGACATTATCGGATTTTTTATGCACATAAGGAAGGACTTGATGTGGGCGATGCTATATGCGCTCATCACAGAAAAATACGAAGGGCCGTTCATGGACACCCTTTTATGGGTGACGAAAATGGTTGTTATGAATAACCCGGAAAAGAATTGCATTGTAAAATCGGATAAAGATTATTGGAAAATTATAGATAAGGAAAAAAGCCTTTTCTTCATTCCGGATAATATGGGCGGTCCGATTGGAAACCTTACCACACAGTTATTTGCGGGTTATTACATGAGTTTTTTCGATGAGTTCGTGGAGAAATATTTCCGTGGTAAAAATTATGAATACACGCGTTCCGTTGACGATTTTATCATAATTTGCGATGATAGGAACTTTTTGAGGGAATCTGTACCGAAGATGTCGGATTTCCTTAAAAAAGAATTATTCCTAGGTTTGCATAATGACAAGATTTATTTTCAGCCTGTCAAGCATGGGGTAAAATTCCTAGGGAATTATATCCATCCCTATAGGCTCCATATAATCAACAGGACACTCGGACGTATGATTAACCGTATCAGGGGATTCGAAGAAATGGCGAGTCATGGAGAATTGAACGGGATGCAACTGAAAAACATGGTAAATGTACTAAACTCCTATATGGGGTTCCTTGTGCAGACACGTAGCTATAGGATAAGGCATGATATAACCTTGAACTTGTCCAAAGATATTTACAAATATGTATATATCGTAAATTTCAGAAAATTCAGAATCAAAAATAAATACAGATTATGAAACATGTTATCGAAGACACGATTTTTGGGAGACGTCCACACAAATCGTACACAGTGAACTACAATGTAGACGGAGACAAATGCGACAGCGTTATCGTAGAAAGTGCATCGTTGACCGAATTTATCAATGCCATAGGAAAGGGCATATCCCAGACGGAGATACAAGATATTGAAGACGGGCTTGATGAATACAGGACGGAGAAGACCACGGACGAAGAGAAACTGGAATGCGAGAAACAGAACCTGATCAGACTTATCACCGATTACGATGAAAGCGGCAATGTAAATTCTTTCCTGCTAAACGGAAATTCGTTATGGATGGGAAAGGATATAAGGACAGGTCTGGTACTAAGATTTAATGCAGAAAAAGCAAACGGGAAAACAGACACGACGTTATGGACCGAAACGCAGTGCATCCCTTTGGCTATTGATACCGCCATCGGGCTTCTGTACAAAATAGAACTGTACGCCTCTTCCTGCTATGACAATACCGCACAGCATAAAGCTAACGTATTGAAAATTACGGAGCTTGATGGCGTTAGGAAATACGAGTACAAAACTGGATATCCTGATAAAATCAGCATATAATGGTACATACCAAACCAAACGGATGCGGATGCAGCAAAGGGATATTCAAATATCTGAAACCTCCTTACCACGATATGTTCTATTCGGTGTGCTGTATGCACGACGACGCATACGATCGCGGGGGAAGCGAGAAAGACAGAAGAATGGCCGATATAAACTTGTTTGAAGGGATGATGAAAAAGTCCCTTCAAGAGGGAGGTTGCGCCCCGTTCAGAATAGTTTGGATGACCTTTATTGCAATTTTGTACTATATAAATGTAAGAGCGTTCGGTTGGAATTATTTTAACTTTAAAAAATAGGAGATAAATTTATGGTAAGAAAGTACGTAAAAAAACCAGTTGAAATTGAAGCAATTCAATGGAAAGGAGATTACGAGTCAGTTGAAGAAGTAAAAAATTTTGTAGGGGAAGATGCGGTATTTAATACTGAATATGCGCAAAATAATGCTGTTCCTCCACAAATGAAATTGGCTATTCACACATTAGAAGGTGAAATGCAAGCAAATTACGATGATTACATCATCAAGGGTGTAAATGGAGAATTCTACCCATGTAAGCCAAACATTTTTGAAAAGACTTATGAACTTTGTCATGATTAATAACTAAAAAACAGGAGATAAGATTATGTTAAACAAATTAATGAGCAACAAGTTGATTCTTGCAGTAGTTGCAATGATTCTCGCAGCGGTATACGCTTTGCAGGAAAAGAATCTGGGTACTCCAGAAGTAAACGTAGCGATATTCTCGGTATTGTTCGGAGCGGTGTGCGGAGCTTTCTGCGAACTGGCACGTATGCTGATGATGCGTGAAAAGTACAATTACACCAACATCATATCATGGGTGATAGGTGCAGTTGCAGGTGCAATCATCATATTCGTGATATGAACATAATCCGATGGATTAAGGAATCCAACCGCTGGAAACACTTGGTCTACGGATATGCTATCGGACTCGGTGCCGACGATGCCTACTGCGCAGCTTATACGGGCGTGGGCATTGCCTCGGCATTGGAGTTCAAAGACCGAGCATGGGGCGGGTCGTGGGACTGGGCTGACTGGGCACTCACCGTTGCTGGTGTTGCGGCTGGATATGCAACGCGATTATTAATTGGAAAATTATTATGACAGACATTAAGACACTCTTCGCGACACTCTTCGCTGCACTCGTCGCATTCGTACATCCGATACAGGATTTCATGGTAGCTGCGGTAATGCTATTCTCGCTGAATTATATTTTCGGGCTTACCGCTGACATATCCACTGGAGGTGGATGGAGCTTCCATAAAAGCATGGTTTTCTTCTACCATTCGTTCCTGTTTTTCGGGCTTGCATTTTTCGTATTCGCAATAGGGCATTTCCTCCATAACGATGTAGGGGCTGTGCAGTGTGTGTCTTTTCTGTGCTATGCTGCCGTATATTTTTTTGGTACTAATATTTTCAGAAACATGTTGCAGATTCTTTCATACGGATCACCCATGTGGCGGCTCGTATCTTTTCTTTATTATATTTTCAGTTTGCAGTTCACGGAAAGGCTGCCGCTTCTGAAAAATTATCTAAAAAACAAAAAAGAAAAAAATGGATAAAAAACAATTTGTCAAATGGATATATCCGCAGGCGAAAAAGAACGCTGACATTTCACCTGTGTTCGTCACCGCACAAGCGGCACTGGAAAGCGGATGGGGAGCCAACGCAATAGGCAACAACCTGTTCGGGATAACTGTAGGCAGCCATTGGAACGGGAAGAAGCGTCTTGTGCTTACCCATGAGAATTTCAGCCGTTCCGACGTAAAGTTCAATCCTCCCGAAAAAGTAACCGACATCAAGCATCTGTCTCAGAAGAACTACAGATATACTGTGTATAGATATTTCCGCGATTATGACAATGTTTCCGACTGCCTTGCAGACCATACGTCCATCCTTAAAAAGCCTCAATTCGCCGACGCTTGGCCTTACAGACACGATGCCGTGGAGTTCACCAGACGCATCGTCGATAATATCGGGAGCAAATATGCCACTGACACACGTTATGTATCGACTTTGCTTTCCGTGATATCGGACGTAAGCTCCATCGTAAAACAGTTAAATCTATAGGTTATGGAAAAAATGACAATAGACATCCACGTACAGGTCACGACCGACGGGACGAGGGATGATGCAATCAAAGACTTGAGGGACATGCTGGACCTTGACGGGATGGAGGACGAGGAACACGGACTAACCACGATTGACGATATAACTATAGAGGGGGAGAAATGAAAAGGATACGAGTTGAAAGAATGTCATACAAACTTACGTACACAATCGGGAAATTATACGTTTCCGACGACGAAAAGGGAGGCGCATGGACGTACTTTTGCGACACGCTTGAAGACCGATACCGCGGCGATGACATGGCGAACAAGGTGAAAGGAAAAACCGCCATCCCGAAAGGGAGATACCGTGGAGTCGTAGATTATTCCCAGCACTTCAAAAAGATGATGTTGCATATATTGGGAGTCCCTGGGTTCGATGGTATCAGAATACACAGCGGAAATACGTCGGAAGATACGGAAGGCTGCATACTCGTTGGTTACAATACAGACAAAGGGAAACTGACGAAATCACGTGCCGCATGTAGCAAGCTGATGACTTTCATCAAAGGGGAAAACTTCGAAATAGAGATAAACTAAATATTTTAAACTTGTAATTATGAGTATTATTGAGAAAATCAAATCCTTGTCCAACAAGGTTGCAAACTGGTTTACCAACCTCCTTGCAAAAAATGACAGCATGGTAAAGGTTTCAGCACCTATCGCCGTGCATGTGCTCAACATGATAAAGAATGCGAACGCTTCCGGTGTGACGGACGTCCTCGGTCTTATCGTACAGTCGGTGGGCGTAAAATGGGGCAACTCGGCAGCTTCCCTTGTCAAGAAATGGATTAGCGAGAATATCGACAAGATTATATCAGGTGTCGGTATCGCTGATGCAGCCGCACAGTCCCCTGACGTAAACGTAAAGATTAAACTCGTGAGCCAATACATAGCATCGCTGAATGTAGATATCAAGGGAGTAAAGATTTCGGAGCTTGCATCAATGCTGGCTAAAGACCTTGACGACAGCAAACTGAGCATCGTGGAGATTGTAGCGATCGTGACCGCAATATATAAAACCGAATAGCCATGGGTACGAGCGTGCAAGTAACCAACAATGACGGGAAGGGAGGCACGATAGTCTCCATCATCGTCATCGTCATATTGCTTTCCGTTTCTGGTTTCCTTTACGTGCTTTACAACAAAGCGAACAAAGAGCTTAAAACGGAACAGGACAACAAGGAAAAATTGTCGCAGAGCATGAACGCCTTGTCCGACAGCTGCAAGACCTATCAGATCAAGTGGGGAAAGGACAAAAAATTATGGGCAGCCAAGGTGCAGACACTGTATATGGAGAAACAGAACGTTTCAACCATACTTTCCGATAAGGCATCCGACCTGAAAAGAATGGGCATCAAACTGAAAGACGTGTCCTCGCTGGCATATTCCAACACTAGGACACACGACAGCGTTACCGTCCCTGTATATATCGACAGCATAAAATCGCTCCATGCCGACTATAAGGATAACTTTGTTGACATATCCGCGACAATATACCGCGACATGACTTCCAGTATCAGGTACGAAAGCAGGGACAGCTTTACGCTCGTAAATTACATTTCATACAAGCGTTTCCTCTTTTTCAAATGGGGAAGAAAAGACGTGTTCCTTCTGACTGCGAAGAATCCGAAGACAAAAGTGGAGGGACTTAAAATATATCAGATACTAAAATGACAACTGTTGACAGGAAGGAGGTGTTCATCATGCAGAAGCTTCAAGGCAAGTGCGGAGGCGGCGGTAAGAAACGCTAACCGGGAAGGCGGGGTCAATCCCGCCTTTTTTCTTTCTGTCAAGTGCATTTCGTTGTTCCTTTTTAAACGCATACGGACTATATAATAATAAAGAGCATTGCATGAAAACGTACACAGTTAAAAGTGGCGAAAACATATTCGACATCTCGCTGAAGCTGTTCGGCAGCATTGAGGGCATATTCGATATTCTTGTGGAGAATAGCGGATTGTCGTTCGACGGAGATCTCACGTCAGGCATGGTGCTCAGCTACGACGAGGATTTCGTCATCAACTCGAACATAACGAGCCAGCTTGACGAGGTGGATGCCGACGTGCGTAACGGTCAGGACTATTACAGGCATACGGACATCGAGGACTGCGTGAATGAAGTCATAGACGCGCACAATAGCCAGATAGTCGCACAGATTACGGAACTCTCAAAGGACATCCCGACGAATGCGGCATCAATCCTTTCGCTGATATCCAAATATCATCCGACGACCTTATCGGGGTTCGAAACGAAAATGGGATATTGCGACTTGGTGTACAACGGGACCACATCGGCAACGGACAAGGAATCCGCAAACACCATGAGAACCGCCATAGAGGGAATGTCGTATGACGAGAAACAGAACGAGATAACCACAAAGCAGACCCCTGTGATACTCTGCATCCAAAGCGGTAATTTCGCATCAATGGCACTATGCGCAAGCGACGACAGCGTGATAGCGGTGGACTGGGGTGATGACAATACGCCCGACGTTTACACGGGTTCCGACGAACCCATCTACCCCGAACACGGATATGCGGACGACGGAACGCATTATATCACCGTATACGGATGCACCGACTACAAACTGCTTGACCTTTCGGGGATAAGCGGAAGCATATACCCGATGACTACGATAAGGACGAATAAGCTGATTACGGCAGATAACAAGAAATACAACTTAATCATAACAACATAAAATGAGCGAGACATTAAGCCAGATATACGCCAAGGCGAAATTGACCAGGGACAACTACCTACAGATTACGGAGCTGAATACAGGGAGGACGGACAGCAAGTTATCAATACTGAACCTCCTCACGTATGTGGTCAGTTCCATGATATACGCCTACGAGACGATTTTGGACGTGTTCGAGGTTGACATAGCCAAGATGATTACGTCTAGAATTAACGGTACGCCGCTATGGTATGCTAAGATGGCACTTCTCTTCCAGTACGACAGCGACACGAACACCGGCGACAAACTTGTCGTAAACGACGATACGCTGAAACTGGAATATGAGACGGTCAACGAGAACCACCGCATCATTTCCAATGCCTCATACGACGAGGAGAGTGACGGAAGCCTGACGCTGAAAGTGTGCAAATCCTCATCCGATGATGCCGTTTCGCCGCTTACACCACTTACCAGCATGGAACTTTTCGCCTTTCAGAACTATATGGACGATCTGAAATTCGTCGGTTCCGTCATCAACTGCGTAAGCCGCCCCGCCGACATCCTCACATTGAGGAACTGCGTGATAACATACAATTCAAAATACGCGACGGAAAAGGACGTAATCAGCAATATCAAGACGGCGCTTTCCAAGTTCACCAAGGAGATAGACTTCAACGGATATATCTATTTCGAGGCGGTAATGAACACCATCTACAGCGTCGATAACATCATCAACATCGACGATGCTGCTGAGCTTTATGTCGCTTCATATAACGACCAGACCGATTCCTACGATACATATTCTCCTACGGACAACAAATACGGGGATTCCATATCAGGGAAAGCAAAGGCAAAGGCAGGGTATGCAGCATTCTATGACAGCGACGGGGAATCAACCGTCACTACTGGCAATATCACATTAAGGGCACAGTATGAATAAACGGACGATATATGGACACGAATAGATATAACATCACCGACTACAAGCTGATATGCCGACTCCTTCCGTTCTTTGTCAGGGGAAGATTTACGGTACTTCTGCTAGAGTCCCTGTTCTATCCGCTTTCATTGGTCCATGCCAAATTTTTGGTATGGGCACTGGAGAGGATGGTGGAGGCGTCGATAACATCACAGCCTAAGTCGCTGATATGGTATCTGAACCATTGTTTCAGAGCGTATTTTTCCGATAGCAGCGCATCGTTCGATATAGCGGACCCTACTTGCAGGAACTTCTCCAGCGCGATGATATACCACAGCTACGAATACAACTTCCTCGCCACTTCGATATTGCGATGCTACAGACTCGCGGACACGCCAAAGGAACCGTATGAATCCATCACGATATATAATACGTATGAGGATGTTAAGTCCAATATATCCGCACTGACTCTTTTCGCCCCGGCAACCAAATACGGAGGCGATTCAATATCCCGTGAAATTTTACACGACTACAAGGTTAAAATAATGTCAAAAGCGGACAATTACGTTCTCATGGGTGTGGATTACGAAATACATATAACTAAATAAACAATCAAGATATGAAAGAATTTCAGTCAGACAATGGCGGCCGTCGTCTATATATAGAGGACATCGAGAATCTACAGAACATAGCGCTGCTGCTACAGACATTCTTCTGCGGGACTGCTTACAACGGAGCGACGCCCAGCCTTAATTTCGTTCTTTCGGGTTGCACGTACACAAACACGGACGGCATAGCCGTGATTTCGGATGGGTATGTGTACCTTAACGGCAAGATACGGAAAGTGCCTTCAAGGAATGTAAGCGGAGCCGCCAGCGTGTATATATGCGAAGACAACGTGACAACTGGGCACGACATCGTGTATGCGGACAATCTGTCCCATAAAGGGCAGCAGTATTACGACTATGCAGCCAAGATAGTCGTCGGCACGGAAACGAAATCGGGTTCTTATATCACGATGGACAACACCACGCATCTGTTCCCGAACCTAGGCAACACGTTCTTCCCGTATTACAACATCGTACACTCGTCTAATACAGTACAAAAGGTGAGCGGAGGATTGCAATTGGATGATTTGACGCTGCTTGAAATACTTTCTATGGGTAAGGGCCAGGTTACATCAAATTCGGATGGTTCCGTCATGTTATCATATCATGATTACAACAGTTCCAATTCCCGTGTATATAAGTTCTCAATACGTGAAGACCGTCCAGAATTGGCGATATATAAGAACGGGGAACTCGTTGAGAATATCGACTATTTCCAAAATATGCTTTCAGACAGCAGTTTGGATTTCGTTGTTAACGGATGTATAACATACATTGAAAGCGGGAACAGATATGTAAGAATATCAGATGGACGTGTTTTCATCGGAGGCCATTTGGTTTCCGTTACCGGTACTGAATTAAGTGCATCAACTGCCAGTACATATTTCATTGTGCTTTCTGAAAAATGGGATACTGACAGAACTGTTTACACAGCAACTATTCAAAGCAACTTGACAGATGCAGATCTTGTAGGGAAGAAATATATTAAATACGATTCTGTTACAGGATGGCCGACATTAGCCAATACTTGGTTCCCGCATTATTGCATATCAAGAGAAAGTGCAACTCCACAAGTAATAAAAGGCGGATTAGTAAGCGACGGGGACCTTGTTGTTGAAGGCGAGCTTGATGTTACAGAAGGTGCAATAATAAACGGAGGTGCAACAATAAACGGAGGCGCAACTGTGAACGGAGGTCTTAATGTAGATACACTTACCGTCGATATCATAAATGTAAAGAAGTACATCAATTTCAGCGGTATTAAATTAGGATTAGACCCTAATAACAGACTGCGTGTCTTATTGCCAGAGGACACTGACAAGCACATGTATGGATATGCTATAAATCCCGCGCATGATAGCACTGTGAATGAATTTGATTTCGGATATTGGGAACGTACAGACTACTCCCATGCTTTGCTGTTAACCGTAACCGCATTAAGCGAACCGACGATAACCGTGCATGAAGTGAACGGATCAGACATATTCGTAGGAGCATTCACGGGTACAAAATATTTCAAGTTGACAGGCGGCAAATCATATACCATCAGCGGCTCTGATATCAGCGGCTATAAGACACCGTCCATGAAAACTATAGTAATGCCTGAAAGCGGTCCTTATTCCGTTGATTTCACATACGTTAAATATGGTGTTCTTATTCAGTTGATAAGTGGTAATCTTATTGAATTGGCAAATTATAAAGATACGATGAAAGCTAGTGTAAACGGAATATACGTTGCTGATTCAAACGGAATATTTATCATTGATTACAAGCTGCGCGAAACATTTACTAGCCGTTATGTAAGCAATGCCGAACATACAGTTTCAGTACATCCGTTCCCGAACGGACATTCCGCATCTTTAATTAATGATAGTAAAATCGCAGCCATTAACAATAATTTCGCTGATTTCAGAAAAGCATTGTATCTTTTGAATGGCGCATATAACTTTGCGTATTCGTTAGAAGGTCAGGAATACGGATCTGTTGGAGTAGCCTCTACGAGTATGGAGAGCTTTGGAAGTGATTTGTATACATATCAATATTGGAAGAATCATGATCAATCTTCCAACCCTCTTGATTACGGTTATTACAAATTAGCAGATTTGGCAGCTATGATGGGAATTGAATCAAGTGCAATCATGGCGGTATTCGATTACAAATTCGATTATCAACAAGTATATGACAAAGTGTTCTGGAGGATATATTCGTCACCTGATTCAGGAAGCGACGTGCATCTGCTTACTATGAGCGATACTGGTATGGTTTCAGCGGCATCCTCATCGTCTGACGATTTCATAGGAAAAGTCGATGGTTCTGTTGATATTGCTGCTACTGCGAAAGAAGGTTCGTTTTATGATGTATGGAACGGAAAAGATGGAAATGTAACTGAATTAAGAGCAATGGACACAGGTGGTTATGCTGTATATTATATGCACAAAGATGATAGCGGTGACGGTATCATAGACTATTATGCCAAAGGAACGGACCATATTGCGTTCGTATTACCAACTTATGAAATAGAAATATAATATGAAAGAGTTCAAAGGGCTTGGAAATGACTACGCATTCCGTGAAAGCCTGAAAAAAGTCGTAGCAGCAAAGAACGAAGAAAAAGATGTTGACAATCAAGTTGCCGCAACCGAGGACGTTGAGCGAGATAAGGTCGCAGAAGCAGACCCCGATAACGTTCAAAAAGAAGAAGACGAAAAGAGGGAGGAACAGACTTCGGAAGAGGAAAAGGAAGAAACCTTCTGACAAGATTGAAAATACCAAGACAGAGCGCGTAAAGAAATGCAGCTTTGCACAGTCTGCCTTGTGCGCCATGATGAAAGACGAGGCGCCGATCGAGTACAGTCTTATCGTCCAATACGCAAAATACTATAAGGTGAAAGTTTCGATGGAAATCGTCGAGAACATCATATACGCATCTGGTAATGTCGTTTTCGGGTCTTACAGATTCCAAAAAGCCCTAATGGACTTTTCGAATGGAAAGCCCGATGACAGGCGGATTGATATTCTCACAAGGATAAAATCGGAGCTGAAACACAAACTGGACAGAATTAACGGACAATGCAAAAGGCGCAAACGGGCCTAGGCATTGCCCGTTTTTGTTTCACTTTTTTCTGCTAGGTTAATTATTGCAAAAATTGTATGCCGATAATGACAACCTATAAAATTAATTATTATATTTGCGATGATTTTGATGCCTGCCAGCCGAGGAGACGGTTACAGGGTCAAGCGCAAACCGCAAGGAATGTGCATTTTAATCTCCTAAACCTTCACATCATACGAGAGTGTGGTGTGAAGTTGATTTAGGATATATAGTTCCGTCGGCTAAGCGGAACCTTTTTGTTTTATGCAAAAGCCATATCCATTTTCCTTTAGCTAAAATTAATCGGAAAATGGGGAATGAACGGAAACAATTTTACGGATGGGGAGCAGCAGCGCACCCAGCTAACTCGTGAAGAACGCATGACGCTCTTCAACAAATTTATCATGCCAAACTTGGAGACTATAAGGAGCATCTGCATGCTGTACACAAACAGGCAGCAGGACCTTGACAGTAACTACAACATGATACTCACCGACCTGTATGTGAGCATACACACATACAATCCCGACAAGCCGTTGAAGACATGGCTTTTCACCGTCGTGAAGAACAATATCTGTTCTAATAACAAGAGGGAGCAGCAGTCAACTTCCCATTATCAGGACACGGAGATATTCCCTGTATGCGAAGAATGCGTTACCTATATCGACGGGCTTTCATTCGAGGACTCGATATCTGACGACCTTTTAGATGCCATGATACGCACGCCACCCGCATGGCTCAAACCTTTCCTTATGAGACTAAGAGGCTATACCAATTCGGAGATATCTTCGATGCTCAAAATCACACCCACAATTACAAAAACAAGAATTTCCAAGACGAAGAAATTCCTGAAAGATTATTTACGACAGCACAATTTCAAACGGTAAAATATCATGAGATTCAAATACGATACAACAGAAGAAGAACAAAAGGAAGACCAGCGCGCGAACGAAAACATGAAGTACGCAACTGGCAAAAGGCAGCTTAAATACGTCCGCCGCAAGAGGGAGGAAGCAAAGAAGCTGAAAGGGATAAAGAAACGTTATGACGGAACCAAATCGGGATTGAACGCAAAGAAAACCGAAAAGGAAGTCATGGAAAGACTACGTGAGACCGCCCCTTATTCGAGGGCTCGCGTAGGAAGGAAAGAAGTCAACGCAATCCTCAAGGCGGAGGCTGTAGGGAAGGCGACACGTTTCAGGGAACAGGGAACGAAGCACATCAGGCATCTGCTTTGCATCACAGGTGGGAGACTGACTGGAAGGATGCTTTGCGCATTGCACCTGAAATACCACTGCGGGGCCGATATGGTATGCACGTTTACCCGCAGGCCTCCTACATGCACGGAAGTTGAGGGGCGCGAACACCATTTCGTCGATATCAGACCTCCCGAAGAGGACATATTGTTCGTACAGCGTGACATCAACTATAAATCATACGCCACGCTCAATACGCTGAAAGATTACAGCATCGTGGTCGTCAACTACGACGGTTTGTCCGATTTGTACAAAAGGTCTTTCGAAAATCTTGACATTGTAACCGTAAGGATAATGCGGAAAAGGTCGCTGCGTTACATGTTCGGATATACCGAAAGCGACAAGCTGAGCGATCTGGCAAGAGAAAGGGAATGTGCATTTCCGTTCGACTACACGATAGAAAACAACGGGACAAAAAAGGAATTGTTCGAGTCGCTGGAAAAGATATACGCACAATTCATGGAAAGAAGATAACACCAAAGCAACAAAAAATATGGAAAATTGGAAAATAAATCCCGACAACGGGACATTGGAAAAGGTTGAAGGAATATCTGCTACAACGAAAAAGAAGATAATCTCATCCGCTCCTGAAGTTCAGGAAGTCCCTAACGAGAGAATACTTAACTTCAAGGAACATAGCGATTTGTCAATAGTTCAAATTGTGGACAATGACACAAGAACCGTATTGGGGTATATCGCAGGATATGCCCTCGATATGGAGTTCAACATGAAGGAACTTAACAGCGTAGAGCAGATAGAGAAGTTCCTTGACGGCATGAAAAAGGCTTTCAGGCAGATAATACTCGAAAAGACATTAAACAAAGAATGATTTTTCCGTTCTTTTTTGCCATAAATTACACTATATATATAAAAACGACAATGGATGACAAGAAAGAACTATTAACGCAAGAGGAGGCTGACTTCTGTCTGATGTACGTGAACGCTCCAGCCCCCTATACATACAATGCGACAAAATGCTACGAATATGTGTTCGGTTCGGAAGAGAACGACCCAATGGCGCAGGCGAGACTGACGGGAGACGCAAGGCATCTTCTCGAAAAGGAATGCGTCATGCGCCGTATAGAGGAACTGCAAAAAATAAACCAGCAGGACTCTACCGCGCTCAAAGGACATCTTAATTCCACTTTGGTACACATCATGGACGAATGTTCGACAAGGGAGTGTAAAGACAGGCTTGGTACGTCACTTTCCCCCGCGGCATTACGTTCCGTTGCCGTCAGTGCAGCGAAAATGCTGATGGATATGAATGGGATAAAAGAAGAGACAGACATGAAAATACAGCTCGGAGGTTCGGCCGGGAATGGTATCACATTTAACTTGATTGCTCCACAGGAAAACAAAAACAAAGATGTAACAGATGATAAATAAATATGCTGAAAACTGGAGAATACGTTAAGATAGTATGTTCCGATGAACTTGTAAGCCAGCGACTGGTGGGTTTGGTCAATCAGAAGGGATATATAACCCTTTGTAAAAACGGAAATACGAAGTCAATAGGTGCATGGGTAAAGATAACAAAGGGACGTAACAAAGGTGAGGAGTGGTTCATACCGAAGCAGTCGATACAGACACAGATGGACGTTGACTGCGCGAGAAACGACGCGATTCTACGATCGATTAAAATCTAATTGGCGATGAAGAAACTTATAGCGCCTAACCTGAACATCAACTTTGCGCCGTCCGAACGTCAGTACGAACTATGGAAAGCATTACAGCCTAACAGATGCGACAAATGCGGAGGAAAGCTGGAAATGCGCCCGTCTGGGCACGACCGCACTGGACGTGTCATATATGAGCCTACGTGCGTCGATTGTGGCAATACAGATATACCCGAACGCATTCTCGGAGGTGGAGCTGCGGGCGGCGGAAAATCTTACTTAGGATGTTCGTGGGTGCTATTTTCTTGCATTAACTTCCCCGAAATGCTCTTTGCAATAGGACGAAGGGAGCTGAAAAAGCTAAAGGAATCCACATGGCTCACCCTTTTGAGGGTTATGAAGCAATGGGGTCTTAAAGAAGACGTAAACTATCACATCAACAATCAGGCGGGAACCGTGACGTTCTGGAACGGTTCCGTAATCATGCAACTTGCATTGGCCCCCAGCCTTGCAGACCCCGAATATAGTTTCCTTGGCTCCCTCGAACTGTCAGGGGCGTTCATCGACGAGGTGTCGGAAGTGCCTGAAAAGGCGATAGACATACTTGCATCCCGTATTCGTTATCGAGTTGCTGAAACGTTTATTGTAGGAAAACTGTTTATGAGCACCAACCCCAGCACGAACTGGGTGCGCTCCATATTCGTGCAGGACGATGACGGAACACCTGTGGTATTGGCCAAAGGGGACAGATTTGTAAGGTTCTCCCTGTTCGACAATCCAGACGAGGGATTCCGAAGGACGTATTTCAATAAGCTGAACAAGATAAAGGACAAACACACAAGAGACCGTCTTATCTACGGTGACTGGGACAGTCCTACGCAGAATGACATGGCTGCCTATTGGAACTTCGACGGAGAAAAGCATCTCGTCTATGCACTGAAAGAGAAATATTACGATCCGATGAAACCGCTCATCCTCAGCTTCGACTTCAACGTGAGCCCATATATGACTTGCTTGCCGTCGCAGATTAACTTCGAGAAGAAAGAGATATACATATTCCCAGAATACATCGGCAGACCGTCAGACCCCAACAAAAAGGGGGCGTCGCTGAACAACACGCCAGCGTTCTCCCGATATATCCGTGACGAATTGCAGAAGGACCGTCAGCTCGGAGGCGTTATAGTGACTGGAGACCCGGCAGGAAAGGCACGGTCAACGCAGACGGAAGAGGGCATCAACAACTTCACAATCGCAGACGACACGTTTGTAGGTGCAGGACTTCGCCCTGAGCTTAAACTGTTCAACAAGCAGCCGGCGCAGAAGACGAGGTTGGAGTTCATCAACGAAATGCTGAACGGATATGGAGGGTGGAAGATTATGGTCGATGTACGTTGCAGAAGGCTTACGGACGATTTCATCCATCAGCGCAAGAACATGGACGGTACTAAGGAAAAGAAGAAAGTCATGGACGACAACAGGGACAAAATAGAGAAATACGGCCACGCATCGGACGCTTTCGATTACATAATAACGTATTTCTGCAAGTCGGACTACGACAAATTCAAGGAGGGCACAGACGGACTGATAATAACCACCGTCAGCGACTTCGAGGATGTATATAATGATTTCGGATATTAACAAAATAAGATTATGGCATACAGAAGATTTCTAAACGACGAAGACTATCTCGCGTTGATTACGGAGGAAGGTCTTGACATGCTTATAAGGGACGTACACGACAGAATCCCTATGGCAGAGCAGAGCGCAAAGGTTTCCGTCATGGAGTATCTTTCGCAGTATTACGAGGTTGAAAAGGAGTTCGCCAAAGGTGAAACTATCAGGGACTACACCGCGATGATAACATATCCCGCTGGTGTATATTTCCTTAATGGTAAATACATATACCGCACATTGACGGCAGTGAACGGATACAAAAAGCCCACATCTTCGGTCTATTGGGAAGAGACGACGGACGTTTCTACCGATCCGAGGGAGCTGGAAAAGATTCCGACCTACAGCCAGCTTGGTACATATATGGCGGGGACCGTGGTAAGGTTCGGTACTGGCTACTGGAAATGCCTTGTGAACAACGGGTTCGAATATAACGACATCAGAATACCAGGAGAAAGGATATGGGACGAGGTAATAGTAGCGGAATGGGACAACGGTATGCCTTACAAGAAGAACGACCTTTGCACGAACGGAGGGTTGTTCTATATCTATACATCCGATACGCCAACCGTAAGTACCGACGTGCTGCCGAAGGATGACACAAACTGGTCGCTTATCGGGTCGTATTCCAACGAATACAACTACGACTATTCGGCCTCCACGATAGATTATGTCGTAAGCGGGAATAAGCTGTACAAGCCGATTGCCAACCCCAATGCCGACACCCTTACGGAGAATGTAAATTACGTCCGTGACGACCCTAGGAATCCGAGTCTTGTCAAGCACATGACGCAGTTGTCCCTTTACCAGCTCCACATGCTTATAAGCCCTACCAACATTTCGGAGACAAGAAGGATAGCTTACGAAGACAGTATGGACTGGCTACTTAAAGCATCAAAATTCAAGATAACGATAGACATTCCAAGGAAATGCGACCATGACAACAATCAGATGAACGAGTACGCCACCGAAACTTTCGAACGGAAATTCAATCCGTGGGAGAATCCGTGGCTAGTATAAAATTTATTAAAAAATAGACATAACCGCGTGCGAATAGTATATAATTTCATATATTTGCACGCGGTTTTCCGTGCATACCGACATGCAATTGTGCATGAAATGTGCATTTGATAGCTGATGGAAATGAAGTAAGTTGATGGATATCAACAAGATAGCGAGGAAATGAGGCGTTTCCCTCTCTCTCCGCTGAAAGCGCTGAATTGCAGCGACTTAGAAAAATAACTTGCAGAATTACTTGTAAAAAAGTAAGATTGCAAGTTTTTTTATGCCCTATGATAATATTGATTATC